ATGAAAAAATTGACTCTTAGAGAACAACAACTAGTTTGTCTCGATATCTTAGATTATTTCCACGCTCTATGTGAGAAACACCAAATTCGCTATTCTCTCGGCGGTGGAACCCTGATAGGAGCAATACGTCATCAAGGATTTATCCCTTGGGATGACGACATTGATGTTTATATGCACCGCGATGAATATCAAAAATTCGTTGATGTTTGGTTTCGAGAAACTCACGAATACTACAATATGGAAACAGTGGAGGATATTCTTGCTCAATATACAGGTGAAATGGCAAAAATTTTTGATTGTCGCACTCAAATAACAGATGCTAAGGGAAGAAAAAGCCCGATGTTTATCGATATATTTATCTACGATGGTGTACCGAATGAGCCAAAGATCATTTACCCACTGATGAAAAAGCACCGAAGAATTAAACTTCGATTTTCTTCTTGCAAGAAAAGATGGTTAAGATCAAAAGAAAATACGTTGCAAAGAACGATACTTGACAAATTAAGCCACTTTTTATTTTCCAAAATGCAAAAAAATTTAGCACAATTTCAAATAAAATATCCGATAAAACAATGCGATTATATTGGTCTTGTATTATCTGACTACGGCGGTTGGCAAAAATCTTATATGCCGAAGGAATATTTTAATCACGTGATTTATAAAGAATTTGAGGGGCGACAATTTCAAGTAATGAATGGATATTACGAACACTTAACGCAATATTATGGAGATTATATGAAACTCCCCCCAGAAGAAGAGCAAAAACAACGTCATATTCAAGAAGCGTATATTTTGTAAGCGAAAGGGCAGATTTAGTTCTGCCCTTTTTCAATTATTACTTAACTTTCCCACAATTCAAACAATACAAATACTGACCTTTAGGATCATTAAATTTAGTTAATACATTCAATTCTTTTTGTAATTTTTGAATTGGAGCAGATGTAGCCGTCCGCAAATTTTGAGAAACATAACCGTTAAAAGTGAGAAATCTGAAATCTTGGCTGTTTCCCATTTTAAGCGGTTAAAAATCGCTAAATTTGAGAAATAAAAACGCCCTTTAAATCATCATTAAAGGGCGTTTAAATTTTACACTTTAGATAAACTCGCACAACATAACTGTCCCTAAAAAAAGCAAGTTGACATCCTCCGTGCCCTAAAGGACGGGTAGGATGTCATTTAATTAAGCGTTGGAAGTAGTCTTGTATATCTTCCAAAATATCTGCCTTATCTTGAGGTGTTAAAGCCAAAAAAGGACGAGCTGGAATTTCTACTTTACGACCTCGTCCAGCTTTACCGCCGAATTGATGAATAGCCGCGTAAGGCTCATTCGTCCCCACAATGGCTTCATTGTTGTTATATTCAGAAGTAATGCTCGCCATCAGGTTTTCAGTATCCACCAAAGGCGTACCTTGACGATATTTCAGCCCCAGCCATTTAGGACGCCCCCCAACATCAAAATTTTGCAGCACAGCTGATTCCATTGTCCCCGCAATACTTCGCATTAACGGAGCTCGATGAGCGGTGGCTTGTGCAAGGCGTTCTAGTGCCGATGCAATTTCTTGTGCGTTATTGATTTCAATGTCTATCATAATCGTTGATTTTTAAAATTTAAGGGGGTATATTCATGCAAGGCAGTTATTAAAAAAGCGGTGATAATCTCCCTGCCGCAGCCTACTTGAGGTGGCTCGTCCTGCTCAGGTGTCCGAGAGCGTGTGTAAGTGATCGGGAGCCTTACTTGATAACTGCCAATTTACCTTTCATTTTTTCTACTTCCTTGATATTAATCTCCCTTGCCGAAAGCACAAAAATTTCATTAAATTTAGATAAGTGCTTTATTACACCTAAAATACGCTGTTTCTCAAAGTTTTTGATAAAATAAAAACGATCATTATCTTGTAGAACAATATCAGGCTGATTAAATAAATCAGGGAAAAGTGCATAGCTTTCCAGTCCAAAATCTTGCCCATCACGGCTATTAAACTGTTTAATTAAAGTATCATCAGAAAGCCACACTGTGCCAGTTTTGCTTTTCAATAAATCCTTACTTTCTGCACTCAAGACACCTGCCGCAAATTTAAAATTTTTGGTAAGACTATCTCGCACCTGTAACATTTGATCAGCAGTGAGTTTTTTTCCATCTAGGCTGAGCGTTTGTTTCATCTCCGCCATATGCTTTGCCAACAATTCAAAATCGTGCTTAAACTCCCCACCTTTCATCTCAACCTTCGCAAACGCATGCGCCAGTTTTTCAGGATAAAGATCCAAATTAGGCTTGTAGTTTAATCGCCCTACATTGTAATCAAAGCCTTTATCCGTCACACGTATCGTGCCATCAGGTAATTTAAACCCTACCGTCTTTTCACGATTACCTTGCTTATCCGCAGGGCGTTCTACTTCCACCAAAAATTCAGAACTATCGTCAGGCTTATCAATCTCACGGCGTTTCAAATCTCTTTCGCCTAACCTTCCTGCGGTTCAGGAATCCCTAATTTATCCCGCACCCAACTTTCCGAAATCTGCACGCCAATGCCCGTAAGTTTAGGGATGGCATCTGCAAATACCGATAAATCTTCATATTCTTTCGTGTCAAACTCAAAATAAGGGATACGATGTGGCGCAATATTCGGATCAACATTAATTTGCAAATACGGCAAAATGATTTGTTGAGTGATAGTTTGCACAAGGTGGCACAATGACAAAACGTTGTGATCAGCCTATTTGTATTGAGTATGAAGAATGCGAACCGAATAAATACGGTGAGATTCGTAAGAAAATTGTGGGGGTAAAAAACAGATTCACAGAAAAGAAAATCATCACCAAATTAAAAAACTGGGTGATTAAATCAGCGAAAAGTGCGTTGGGTTCCACCACACTTAATTCGGAGTCCACCGAAACAAACAAGGCGCATCGCGCCGCTTGGACTTGTGTCAATAACTGTAACCGTTTAAAAATTGAACAACAGATGAAAGAATTGATGTTGCCTATCGGTTCGCCATTAAAACCGTCACAAATTGAACTTTTAATGCGCCATGGACGGTTACGGCTTAATGACTATCGGTGGATTTGTTGTGAAAACGATGAAGTTTTCATTAAAGAAGAAAAAATTCCGTTGGCTCAAGCCTTTGGTTGGGGCGAGAGCTTGGGGGATTTTAGGGTTAATTAGATAAAAATAGATGAATTATGCACTATTGTAATTGAATATTAAGAGGAAATTAAAATGGCAGACTTACAACAGCTTGTAAAAAACATTGAACAATGGGCAGAAGATCGCAATTTGATTGAGGGTTCTACCCCACAAAAACAATTCATTAAATTAATGGAAGAATTTGGCGAGCTATGCAGTGGCGTAGCAAAATTCATTCTGTTTGAAACATAAAAAACGAAAAGCGAGAATTTGAAAAAGGCGGGGATTGATCAGATAACCCCGCCTTTGTTTTATAGCCGTTGAGCAATTTCTGCCATATCAGGTGCGTAATAAGTATTTTGCAGAATACTGAGATCTCTATGGCCAGATATTTTGGCTAATACCATTACATCCACTTTTTCTGCCAATCGGGTTAATGCTTCACGGCGGGTGTCGTGAAAATGTAAATTGGCATTTTCAAGCCCTTCCATCTTTTTGAGCTTGCGGAAGTTGTGATCCAGTTGGCGTGCTTCCATTTGGAATACTCACGGATCACTTTCTGTTTTTACCGAAGTAAGATGTTGTAAAATCGCTATTGCTTTTACCGAAAGAGGCACCGTGCTTGAATGTCCATTTTTAGTAATTGGCAAAAAGGCGGTGCGCTTTTCAAAATTGATATTATTCCAAGTTAAACTTGCTATTTCCCCAGCTCTCATTGCTGTCTCTATAGCAAAAAGAAATGCCGCCCCGTGCAATTTTGTAAGGTTTTTGGCGGTTCAATATGTTCGACATATTAACCTGACACAAAAATCAGACGCTCAATTTCATGTTCATTATATCGACGAGTTCTTGGTGTTGGTGCTTTTGGTTTCTCAAGATATTTTAGGGGGGGTCTGTTATAAAATCCCATTCAATCGTTTTGGCCATTAGAGCAGAAAGCGAACTACGTTCACGCAAAACTGTTGTTGGAGAGACTTCTTTTAATCGTTGATTTTACCACTCACGAAAGTGTGCTTTTCCTATTTCTTGTAAAGATATTGCGGCAAGCGGAGTTCGAGAAAGACGCAGTAGTCTTATGCGCTCTTCACGTTTCCTGTGCTTGGTTACAGTGACTTCTTTTAGATACTTATCAATCAGTTCATCCAATGTAATATCAGGGATTTCATTATACTTTCCTGATTCGAGCTGTTTTTCGAGCATTTCTGCCCATTTTTTTGCGTCTGCTTGAGTCAAAAAAGTGGCTGATTTGCTCACGCCAAACTTGTGCACTTGTGCGTGCCAACGCTTGCCATTCTTGATAATTGTCGCCATTGTTTATTCCATAAAAATGTGTGCAATACACGTGTGCAAAAATGTGTGCAATGGAGTATAGAACAGATCGAAATCGATCCCAATCGGTATAAAAATACTACCTTTTAGGCGATTTTGATATAAAAAAGAAGGTATGTTTTAGTGTGTGAAATTATATAAGCTATTGTTTTTACTTATATTTTATCTATTTCTATCTGAAAATTGGGGAATAGAGAAAAATAGAGATGGTGCGACTAGCTGGATAAGACTTAATTAAATAACATTTTGATTTAAAACAAAATTTACAAAAGCAACATCATTATATATTACCATTCATAATACCATTATATTTAATGACCTACAAATCTAAAAATGTTAAAGGCACATATACATCAGCATATAAAACCGATATATCAAAAGTTGAATCTCTTTTTAATTAAATAACAACGGCGGAATTACCCGCCGTTTGTCTATTTTTGAAAGATTACAGCCAACTGGTTTGGACTAAATCGCCAACCGCTCTCGCCACCGCAAATCGCATTAAAACACCATTCGCTGCAGAAAAACTTACTGCGTTTTTGTTTAATCCAGAGAACAATCCCGACAGCACCCCACCAGTCATATTTACAGCCCAAAGTGCGGTCAAAATAGGCTTTGATTTGTGCTTCGGTAACTCCCTCTAGCTCAATTAAATCCCATTTTTCTCTATCATAAACATCAATTTGCTTACAACGCACGCCACCGTCTCGAATAGACGATGAGTAACAGTCATATATAACTTCTACTTCATAATGATGACCAGTTAAAAACTCTTCTTTTCTAACAATCAGCTCACAGTGAGAGTAAATGCCTTTTGTGAATTTTCTTGTAAGCCAATCGCTAAAACGTGCTAACAAATCTTTTGGTTTTTTACCTGATTTTTTACCTTTGTATAATGCGAGATAGATTTTAGTGCCTATCATTGTTGTGCCTCCGCTAATGCTTGCATTTTACCTATAATATCGTCATGAATGCGTTGCAGTTCTTCATCACTCAACGCCTCATGCTTTAACTCATACTTACGCATTCTTTGTACTGCTAATTGTTGTTGCAATGTACGCAAGCTTTCTGCTTGCTGAAGAATCAAAAGTGACGCAGACTGATTATCAAGACCTGCAACCGTTGCAAAACTGCTGATATAAACGCTTACTTCTCCAGCAAAATTTGCTTCTTTAAAGGCAATAGCGGCAGCTTCTCGCTCCTTATACTCTTCGGCAAACCTTGTCCATCTTGCACTAATGTTAGCCGCTGTATCATCAATGCTATCAACTAGATTTTTAATGAGTTCACGCTTAATTTCAGTTTTCTTTTTTTTATCAACAACCCAGCTGTTTCCGTTCCATTTGTGTAATTCTGTTGGTTGTCTATCAACTAGAATGTATTGACTTTTAAAATCAATAAGTTGTTTAGTCTCAAGCTCTGATTCGTTTTCTACTTCCATTTCCACAAAATCATTTAAGTTTTGAGGAATAGGGAAAATTTGATAACTATTCAAATTTTCTTTTAAAAAATAGACTTTCATTAATCACTCCTTCATCGAATATCAATACGTTTTACAAAACGACCAGCAAGTTCTTCAATTTCTATTGTTGTACCGTTTCCATCAACAGTCACATCGAATCTCTTGACTTCTACATAATCAGTAATTCGTCTACCACTACTATAGCTGTGTGCATTTACTTCACGAACATCAAGCCAACGAACTCTGCCACCTTTTTTACCTTCAATTTCTGCACCCACTTCAAAACTGACGATTTCAATATTGTTATTATCATCAAGGCTGTGACTTTCTGATGACTGAAGATATAAAATTAACGTTTTACCGAAGCACTTCTCTGATATAGTAATTTGCCCAGAACCCACGTTACCTTGCCAGACTGTTTTTAATGTGCCAATTTGAGACAAATTCTCTTGTGCCTGCAAAAATTGCTGATTTATATCAGCTTTTGCATTGGTGATTTCTAGCAAAGTTGATTGTTTATTCTCTTCTATTTTTTGTTCAACACTCTCAGATAACGCTTGCATATTTTGCGCAAGTGTACCCGCATCTAAAGCCCCAGCATTTTCAACAACACCGAATGCCTTCACCCAGAATTGCACGTCATCAAATGTGTTTTTTGCTTTGATGCATAATTTGAGAGCAATCGCTCGCGGTCTTGTTTCAGCTCCCCCCGTAGCCATTGGGCTATCTAATAGCGGATGCATAAATCCATTATCACTGAGATTATCATCAGTTGTAGTTGCAGTGCGTAATCGTGAATCTATAACTGTTTTCGTTTTGTCATAAAAAATATTACTATCACTTGAATTAACCCAGTGTGTTCTCACTTTGTGAACGTGCTTTTTAATCTCATCACTTTGCGTTTCACCAACAGATAAATTGTTTGATGCATTTCTAATAAATCGGTCTTCAGCTAATGGCACATTTGAAATAGAACCATATTTACCGACTAAGTAACGATATAACTCAGGGTAATTTTGCTGTGTAACGGTTGTTCTGATTGAATCAAAGGCAATCCAGCCAGTGGGAATGTTATCCACGGCAAAATAAGCCGTCATCCCCACATCGCTACGGGTTAAATCAGGGAGTTTGTTGCTGTTGCCCAAAGTGCGGTATAAATCGGGAAAGGTTTGTTGGTTAAATGTCGAGCCGTTTGCTTTTAAAAAGCCAACTGGATTGGTTACCGCACGAGGGAATGACACCACCGCACCAATAGGGATGCCATCGGTATTAAGTTTTTTCCAAGCCGACCAACTATCTGTCTGATAACTTGTCTGATGCCGCTCGTACACATCGGTGCTATATGCCACATAAGCTAATTGACGGCACCAAGCACCATCACCTCCAGCAATAACTTGGATGTGGCAACTGGTCGATACAGGCAGATTTTGAGAGCGGCTTGCTTGCGTAATTGCATAAATCCCATCAGTTTTGAGGGTGTTTAAATTGCCAACAAAAGTCTCAATTTTAAAGTTCCCGATGCCATAGCCTGCAAGTGTATTAGGCTTGCCTTCAATATCCGTATTAAATTGGGGTTTTGCCCCAGCGTGGTAGATTTTTTGGCGTTTGTAGGTTAAATTGCCGTTAGCGTGCATACGAAGTGTGCCAATCTCTCGGTTGCTTGATTTATATTCAAACCAGCAATCCCCATCGTTTGCCCCGATATTTAAATAGTCTCCGCGTGAAGCATAGATCGGGTTATCTGAAATACGGATATTTCTTTTTGCCACAATACGATTTTCAAAGGATTTCTCGCCATTAATGCTTTCGTTACCATTTAAACCAACCTTTCCATCTGCGGTAGTTTTGGCTTCTACTGCTTTGTCATAGGCGGTTTTCACGGCTTTTGATGTTGCAGCTTTGGTTTCGCTATCGCTGTTAGTGGCTGAGCTTAGTTGCACGATGCCATATTGTTGTAACGTTGCCCGTGCAATTTCACTTAAGGCAAACCCCCAACGCACCCAATATTGCGAATCTGATTCATTCGGGCTGTTGTTTTTGCTATTTTTTAATGCTCGGTAGCTTACGCCATCAAACTGGACGCAAGAGCCTTTAGTATAGTCTTGTGTAGCAGACCATTCGGGTAGCCCTCGTTGCATTAAATAAGTATGTTTTTCGTCAAGTCGCTTGAACAAGAAGTTAAACCACTCCATAGGAGGGATACCCTGTGTTTGGTCAAACGTAATCCCCCATCCACGCAATAAATCAGGGAAATTATCAACTTCACCTTGTTTTGCAGATGATGCAAAAATGCTTTCATCTGGCTTATTTACTAATGCCATATGTGACCTCTATATTAGGTTGAAAAGATATTGCACACCGGCTTGGCGTGGCAATATATCTAAATGATTGATTGCGAATTTCTTAAAATCAGATGTGCTCGCACTTGGAACAGAGATAGAGACGGTCATATCGTAGTTATCCACGATGTGACAACCTTCTCCGAAAATAAATAAGCACGCCTCAATTAAGTTTGGTAGCGTGCCTATTTGGTAGTTTTTAAGGATTCTGCATTTAATCAGGAACCGATAATCATCATCGGATAATCTAACGGAATCAGACAGCGGGTCTCGTTTACGATACCATTGCGCACCGCCTAGTCTTTTTTGACTAAATCCCAGTGCATTGGGCGAATTGCGGAAACCGAAAAATTTACGTAATTGATAGCCATTAATAACCCGAAATTGCCCGACGTGTTTACCGACCAAATCAAGCTGATGCCCTGTTGCTGTTTCAATATTCAACACATCTTGCAACCGATATAAATCGATAAAGCCTTGCCCGATAATGCTTTCAAATAGCTTAATCGTTGAGACGGCTTTGGGCTTGTTTCGGTATTGCCAAATCAACAAATCAGAATAGCCCATTATTCCACCTCAATGGTTATATCTGTTGCTAAAATTCGGATTAATTCACGTGGTTGTGCGGTAATATTTTCCGTGGTAAGAGACTGCCCTTTACGCCCGATTTTTAGTTCTTTCACCCAGAAACCGCCCACTTTATTAATTGGCGAATAAAGTCTGGAAAGCGAAAGATTTTGCCCAATGCCAAAGCGTTGAATGGATAATAATCGTTTGATTTCATCCTTATCCACTTCGGTAAAATCTTCACATCGGACACAATGCATAGACACTTGCACATCAACAGGCGTTGCACGGTCGAACCGTAATGCTCTACGCTCGCCATTTACCGTTAAAGTTGTTTCTGTCGCACCTTGCAACCCGACCCCAGCCCCTTTATTTTCATAAATAACGTGAGCGATTTGCTCATCTGCCCCGCCATCTACAATAATATTCAAGGAGTTAGGCTCTACACCATATTTATCACGCTGTTTAGTATTATTTTCTAGCACTTTAACTTGTCTAACATCAGGCAATGCAGCAATTTTTGACTGGATAGCATCGGCAGAATTTTGGGCATTTTTGGTTCGACTGATGAAAAAACGTTCTCGTAATTGCAAGTCGGTTTCTTCTTCCTCACCAATTTCTGCATTTTCGAATGTGGTTGCCGAGGTAAGCCCAAGCGTAACGGTCTCAATGGTCAAATTCGTGTTTTTTATGAGGTTAAACGCACCCAATTCTTCGCTGCGGAAGTCCGCACGGGCGGAGCCATTACTGTCTAGCTGTACATCTGCCGTTAATACCCACCGCACTTTATGTGGGTCAGACACCACAATCCCTGCATAAAGATGAGTTAATGGCTCTCCTGTCAAAATAACTGAGCGTAAATAGCTATAACTTGCCGCTCGTCTTATTAATCCTGCATAAGCAACACGCTGATCGAGCCAAGCACCTGTCGCAACATCAGGATCTAACTGTCGATACACATTCTCGGCAAGCTCTTCAATATCCATCTTCATTTGAGCAAGCAAGCCGACCATTTGCCCATCAGGTGAGTTAGGCGATAGGTCGATATTCTGCCCATAGATTTGTCTAAATCCATCTTCAAATCGTGCCACGATTTCGTTTAATCGCTCAATTTGAATGCCTGTTTCAATCAGTTTTGCCATATTTTCTCCAATAAAAACCGCCCATAAGAGCGGTGGTTTGCTAGTATTATTGTGTTTATCACTGAATTAAAAATGTGGTCAAAATCGACCGCACTTTAAGCATCATAACGTGCAGTTTGTTGCTGCCCGTAAATATCTTGGTAATCAATCGATATGGTCAGCTTGCGTGTATCTGCATCAAAATTAGCTTGGTAATCAGTTATTCTGCTTACACCTTCAGTTTCTAACACATAGCGTTTTATTTTGATTTCCCAGTCTGCCATATTTACCCCACGCCCCATTTGTTCAAGCCAAGGTAAACCATGTTCTAAGTCTAAAAACCAGTCATTAGCAAATGACCAAAGGCGAGTTTGTACATTTTGAGCAATGGCATCTGATTCGCTTGCGTAGTTTGAAAAGCCTTGTCCAAATGTCCAATCGTGCTCTTTATTAAGTCGTCTTACGCTCATTCTGGCACTCCTGTTTTACCGCCACTGTCGCCTGTATGTTTATGGGTTTTCCCTGAAATACCGCCCGCTGTTACATCTGTATCGCTCGAGATAACGCCTGTAGAGCTATGCGAACCTGTTTGCGAGGTGTCGCCCTGATGCTCTATATCTCCCTTGATTTGGATTGTGCCATTCTTGATTCTGATGTATATGCTGCCATCAAGGGTTTGCATGGATAACCCATCGGTAAAAAATTCACCTATAGCTTTCGGCACAGAGCATATACCAGGAATAAACATCGCATCGGATAAATCATGTAACCTAAAATCTAAAGGCGTTGATGCGCTGCCGTTTTGCCACCATCCATCAATGCAACGCTCAGAAAATATCGCTATCCCCTCATCGCCTGCTTTAAGTGGAAATGTCACTGCAAAGCCACCGCCACGAGGAAAGCTCACGGGTACATCAAGAAGTGGCGGTATATCTGCCCCACTACCATCGACTAACTGCATTTTTATTTGTATCGCAAGTGATACAGTTTGCTTGGCGGGGTCAAAACTCACGACTTTTGCAGGAAGTGCGGTATGTAAATTCAGTTGGTTTTGTTGGATTTGATGGTCGGTTGCAGTTTCTGGCGTTGCTAAGGTTTGCGAGTAGTTCATTTTTTCTTATCCTTGCTTTGCTTATCTGTTTTTTTATCTGATTTCTGACCGCTCTTTTCTTTTTCCACTTTTTGGAATTTTCCCCCAACAACTGTCATTTTGCTGTGCCAATCCCCACCGATGCCATCGCCAGAATGCACAAGTTTTACAATCTTGTACTCCCCATTAAAATATTCAATGATAGATTCAACTTTCACTAGGCCACCAATTTGTAATGCAGGGTTGAGTAAACAAGTTAGCTCTAATCCCTCATCGGTTTGTTCTGGTGCATTAATCATGCCTGTATCTTGGGAAATCAGTACAGCATCATCACTTAGCACTTTATCTTTCGGCAGGAAAATAAGCGAGCCATCTTGAATAGACCAATCAGCCTTATTATTGCGTGCAATTTTGGTGAGAATATCTCGACTATTGCCGTTTAATACTCTACCTCGAGGAAGTTTCCGTTGATTAGGAATGTCAATGGCACCAGACTGTACTTTAGGCATCGTCTTTTGCAATTCCTCAACAATCTGCTTGTCTGTTGCCCCTGCTTTTAATGTCGTTTTAGCTCTCGACTGAGTATAGGCTTGATGCCCATCTGAACACTCAAGCGTAAGGACAAAATCCAATCCCTCTCGTTGGATTCTCGTCTTGGTAATATCTCCCGCATAGATTTGGCGTAACTCGCCATAACCAACCGATAAGGCGACTTTCTTATAGTCTTGGCTTAATAATTGGTTGATATGGTCTCGATTTAAGTTCCATACTTGGATTTTAGCGGGATTAGGCTTTTCATTGATGGTTTTATCAATTTCAAACGCAACACGCAATTGCTCAATGCTTAACGTTTCTTGGTCGTTACTAATGTCGAGTTTCCACCGTCTGCCAAATTGTTTCATACTTACCACCAACGAATTGCAGTAATTAATTCAGGCGCACGCCATACTGCAAAAGATAAAACCACTGCAATTAAAATGGCAATAAATCGCCACGCTTGTAATTTTGATGTCATTTGCAATACCCCTTTAATTAAAATCAAAATAGATGTAAAATTATCCACAGATATATCTACTCCTTTCCTGCTTGTGGAATGGAAAAACCCCGAAGTGCTTGCAACGCTTCGGGGTTTGTTCTTAAAAGTGCGGTCGTTTTTTTAAGATGATTTTTCGCCTATATACAAAAAACATCGAGTGCCCAAATCTTCCATACTCATTGGGTCTAATTCAGCACCGCTTTCATCGTCCAAGTAGAAGAAATAAGGTTGTGTAGTGCGAGCCAATAATGGTACTCCGCACGCGAGCGCATGACCTCGGCAAATCTGCTTTTGATTTACTGGCTCAAATACATCCATTGCCCAAAACTGTCCAATACTATTAAATCGCAAGGTTAAGCGGATTTTTATGCCGTTAAATTCAAAAGTTTGCTCCTGATAAGGATGTTGTGTTAATGGAATTTTAAGCATACGTCTTACCATTTAAAAAGATTGAAAAGCGAGGAGGTTCTTTTAGGTGTATCGTTCTTTGGTTGAGTAGAGCCTTGCTGCGATTTTGTTGCGGATTGAGACGCTGCTCGGCCGCTTTTACTTTTACCCGATACCCCTGTTTTAGATTTAGATTGAGCTGTTTGTGTCTCAACAATAAATATCTCACGAGCCGTTATCGTAAATGTTGCACTGCCATCTTGTGATTGATTGACGGCTACAGATTGGATTAGCATGTTTTTGTACAAGTTAATACCTGTCTGTATGTCAATGGTTTCCCCTGATTTCTGGCAAGAAACAAGGTCGGCATAGCATTTTTGCACTCTACTATCCCCTGCACTGCTATCAAGTAATCCGCCTAGACCAAAATCAGGCAAAAAAGGTGCAATGGTTCGCGCTTGATTAAGGATGCTCTTTGCTTGACTATACGCTCCTGCAACTTGGCTAATCACTCTCCCCGCTCTTGCGGTAGCTTGCGATGTTTGAGTGATAACCTTAACTGGCAAAGGAAAGTTATTAAGAAAGTCTATCCCGCCACGAATATTGCCGATAAACGGAAGGCCTAAACCAAAAGTCGAATGGTCGTGATCAACCATTACACCATTAATGGTAACTTGTTTAGGCTGAATAACCGCATGGTCAGCAATGGCAGCGCCTGATTCAATCGGGTTTTCTGTAATGAATAAATCTGATTGATGGTCTTCTGTTGTCACTACATCAAAGGTAATTTTGCCAATCTTACGATTGGATACTTGAGCAAAATTTAACATAGTGTCTACCCCACAACAGATGAAAGTTGATGATTAATCACTCGAACAGATTGATCCGCCACAGGCTTTTGGATTATCTGTGCCTTGGATGTGTTGCGTAATGGTAATTTTGTTATTGCTGTTAGTCACACGATTATCTGCATTTGAGGTTTGAGATTTCGCCCCTACTGCGGCGAACTTGTGGTGCAGAAGCATAAGACGGATCGAACATCATTGTGTCATAGGCTTTTGTATTTTGACTTGCCGTGCCTACCTTTTCGCCACTATCAATAAACCACCCTTTTACTGTATCAACAATCGGTGCGATATATTGGTCGTAATAACCCTTAACCCAATCAAATGCACTTTGGAATGGCTTTTTAATCCAGTCTGTAACTTGAGCAAACTTGGTCTCGATAACATCCAAATCTAACTGTTCGCCAGTAAATAAATTCCACAAACCAACAACAAGCGCAAGCCCAAGTTTAAATGGCAACTCAAGCATATCTGTAATGAGAGATAATGTTTCGCCAATTGGATCGACGCTAAAGTTATCAACAAAATTTTTCCAAGTGGATTTAACCCACAATAACGCTGTTTTAAACGGCTTCCAAAACTCTCCCAAGGCAGTTTCGCCGCTTTCAAGATAAGTGATAAAGTCATCAACAAGCAAAAATAAGCCTGCAATTGCTGCGATAATCAATGTAACAGGATTGGTAGCGAAAGCTAATAACATTCTGCGACTAAACCACAATAATGCCGCACCTAATGCGTAGATTAAGTTTTTCCACCCAATAGTATGCTCAACAACATTATCGATGGCTGCGGCTAACTCAAACAAGAATGAAAGAATTTTTCCAAAGCCGTTTAGTGTAGTCTTGATAAAGTCATTATTCTCCGTGAACCATTTTGTAAACCGCTCGGCTAATCGCTGAATGGATGGTGCAACACGGAGTGAGACATATTCGCCAATAGCTCTAAAAGCCTGAGAAACCTGAGTCAGTGCATCTTTAAAAGCCGCGGCGGTTTTTGCATTTTCTGCATTACCCACACCAAGCGTGAGCACACTTGCAAGGGCAATTTGTTCTTTCAGTTCATCATTACCAAGGCGCAAGGTTTGAATCATCGAACTATCAATGCCAAGTTTCGCAAGCATCGCAATTTGCTCTTGCTCCCCCATTGCTTTCATCTTGTCCGAAATTTCCCCCAGCATTTCGCTTGAGGTTTTAACATCCCCATTCGCCTTTTTGGCACTTAATCCATATTGCTCAAATGATTTCGCCCCTCGACCAATTCCTGCTGCAGCTTCGCCAATGACACGAGATAATCCTTCAATAGATGATTGTGCCGCCTGTGCGGATGAGCCATTGACCTCTGCAACCTTACCTAAGTTGTAAATTTGGTCGGCTGATTCGCCCGTGACAGCCGAGAGTTGTTTAATTTCATCGAGTGCATCGAGATTAGCATCAACAAAATTCTTCACCCCGATTGTGGCAGCGTAGAAAGCTGCACCAAATGCCGCAACTTTAAGTGTAGTTTTATTGATACTAATGCCAAGCAATTCAAATTTATTCAGTAATCCGACTGCACCATATTGGGTTGCCCACAAGTCGATGATATTGTCAGATAAATTTTCTGTGCTTTTAGCGTTATCTTCTACGGCTTTTGTATCTTTTTCGGTAGCATCGGTTTTCTGCTCAATCGCAGATTTGAGTTTTCCAATAACTTTTTCAACCTGCTCTGCACTTAACCCCGCTTCTTGTAACTCCTTCGAGAGCTGTTCGGTGTTTTGAAGAAAGCTCTCACCAAACTCAGATAAGAGCTTATCCCCCTCAATGAGTTTTTGTACCCACTCATCTAATGCGTCATCTTCAGAAAGATTTTCTGTTTCAGCTTGTAGTTTTTCAAGGGAATCAAAAAAACTTTCAAACTCAGGTGCGGCTTTAATTTGTTCTGTTGCATCATCAACGGCACGTTCAAGAACTTCAGCAAAAGTACCAAGATTTTCCGCCGCACTTTCCGTGCCATCTCCAATAACATTAAGGAACTGCTCAAACTGTTGCATTGCTTGGCTATCCGCATCAATGCCGATTTTAATCAGTAGTTCATCGAGTAGCATTGCGTTGCTCCATTTGATTTAATTCAACAATAACTTCGTGAAAAGATAAAAGGTCGGCTAACGAGTAAACCGACCTTAATTCGTGTAGTGAACAAAAGTTTTTTACAATAGGCGTAAAAATAAACCAGTCGGCTTTACTGTCTGACTGGCTTATTTCGTCGCTTTTAGATTGGGTTGAATATTGCTCAGTAATCCACCCCCACCGATAAAAAAATCCGCAAATTGATACATCAACCCTTCTTTTAATACGGGGATTAAATGCCCACGGTGTTGGTTGAAATGACTATCAAAGCGTTCAGATAGTCGGTATAGTTTGCCATCTTGCTCACATGAGGTATGTTTAAGCACGATGTCCTCAAGCTCTTTAATGCTTGTGTCGCCTAAATTCGCCAATACAGTCGTCAATACGCTTGCACCGAGTTTTTTATTGTTACCTAATGATGATAAATCAACTGATTGAAGTAATTTCATCGCATTTTTGAGTGCAGTCCATGCTGTCATAGCATTAGCTGGCGTCATCGTATAGGTGACATTTTCAATATTGATTTGTTTGCTTTCCATTATTGAACACCTTTTTCAAGATTCATTGTCATTTTCTCGAACACAATCGTCCAGGTTGTCGCATTGTGTCCATTTCCACGCATATAAGCTGCAGGTGTAGTAAAATATCCTTTACTTGCCGTGACAACATCATCATTGATTAAGTCGCGGATAGCGAGTGTCATCGGTAAATAGGTTTTAATACTGGTTTTTTGTTGATTAAACAACTTAGATAAATAGGCGTTATCCTCAGAATGTTGTTTGATTTTTAGGGTTAATTTGCCTGATTGGTCAGGGTTTGCGATAAATACGCCCGTGCCATTCGCACCAATAACCATTTGCCCTGCATCAACTTGGTTGGTCGCATTAATCACATCTGAGCCGTCTGCCCAGTCACTCATTTCTTTGCCGTCTAATAACACGACAACTTGTTTTGGATCGAAAACTGCCATAGTTATTCCTCATAAAAAGACTTTTAATACGAAAGATAAGCCAAACAACAATACGCCAATTGCTGCGATATTTGCCGAAAGTGCCAATCGTTTTCCAACAATCCCTGCATCCTTTTCTGACATTTTGCCACCTACCTTAACTTGATATTTTGGTGTATACTTAATCAAAATTTATTCCTTAGTATGGATAAGGGGTAAAAGAAAAGCCAAGGGTTGTCGCTCTTGGCTTTTCGCTTTTTTGATGTTATCGGTTATAGTTCACAATCACATCGCTAGAATGGATTGCGCCTGCTAATTTCACTGCGGTTTGAATAGGTGTTGCACGGCGTTGCTCTCGGTCGCTATCGGATAGCGTATCCATTGGTGCCGCCCATACATAGTAACCCTTTTCAAGATAATCGCCTGTCGTCAAGTTACCAAAGCTATCGCCCGTCCATTGACCTGGGGCGAAAGCACCATTGTTTACACCCTCTAAACAAACTTTCTCCACGGCAGCAATCAATACCGCTTGGCCTTTGTCTGTTAATGGGATTTTGGTCGGTGATTTATACAAGCGAGCGAATACCTCTTTTTGCACTGCATCGGTAAACCAGTCTAAGATAACGATTTCATCTGCAAATTTACCACCCATTACTGTGCCTTCAGCAATCATCGCTACATCATCAAAATAAGTGTACACGTTAATGCCTAAGCGTTTAGCCTTAGAGAACTCCGTTGCCGTAATTTCATCAGCCGTAATAGTTGGTTGTTGCTTGAATTTAAGCGTTAAGGTTGAATTGTTTGCCGCAAAGTTAGTTGATAATAAACGAGCCAATGCAGAAGATGCTGGGTACATATCATTTTTATCGAACATTGCTAATGTGTGATCTAAACCTGCATCATATAATTTCTTATAGATGTTATTAGCAGACCATTCAAGTTGTTCAACACGAATAACATTTGCACCAAACATTTTGGTATTAGCTTGCGCGTATTTTGCAGCAGATTCCACTTCACCATCAGTAAGCTGTGCAGCAAACGTAAAGCCATACCATGCATTATTCACTTCGGCTACATTAAATAATGCCTCTGCAACGGTTTCTTTTTTCAAAGAAATTGATGCCTTACCTACTTTTCGGCTTGCTTGGCCATTTTCTAATTTAAGCAATGAGCCAATATACTCACCGTCACCGCCACCATTAAAGGCATAATGGATTTCGGTTGTTTTATCTTCTCCGCTTGTGTTAGAAGTGATGATAAAACGTTGCCCTACGCTATCGTAAGAGATAGACAAAGATGACGAAAGTGCGGTCAATTTTGCTTGGATTTTGGTGGCAATCGCATTGAAATCTGATGCGTCAGCAAAAGATAGCCCATTTACTTTCTTGGTTTCGGCGCCAATAGTTAATGTAAATCGACCATTTACAACCGCTTTAAAACGCTCTAAATCATCTGATAAGGTTGCACCGCTTAATGTGTTTTTGGTTGCATCAATGGTTGCGGGTTCTTTTTGCCAGCGCGCAATAATTAATTGTTTCGCACGAGGGCTTTGAGCAAAAAATGGCTGTGCTGCTTTTGCTGTTTCTGAATTTGTGCCGAACAACTGTTCTACATCACGTTGATTTTCGACATAAACATAACGCGTAGTCGCATCAGCAAATGCTTGTCCTGCCTCAGGCGTGAACAATGCCACTATGCCGAATGATTTACGCGCGGCAGATTTTGGCATAGTATTTAACTGCACATTGACAATCTGCGAGATAGATAATGCCATAAGGCTATCCTCCTATTTGTTGAATTAAATGGTTTGTGCGTTGTTCAACGTTTGCTATCGGATCTAGAGGTGTATCAACAATGTGATGATGACTAAATACAACATCAAACTGTCCTCGTTCTTCATAATCTGCCCCAACGGTAGCCGTTAAATTGCGGACATCTGAAAAACGAATCACACCCCAGTGATTTGATTTGAGAAAGGAAAGAAACGCTGAACTTTGGAAAATCGCTTTTAGCTTGTAACACTGAGCAAGGGAATTTCGACCGAAACAAGAGAGACTCACGGTGCTTTGCATTGACTGAATGATACGCTCACGTTTGCCGTCAAATTCTCTCGTAGCCTGCCCGAATTTCATTACTCATCATCAAATCCACGGTAATAAAAGCAGGTAAAGGATTTTCAGGGAGCCAACCGCCAATAACAGGCACCATTAGGTAACTGTAAAGCCTGTTGAATCCACTTTCGCAGTTTGGCTGTGTCTAACGCCGATATTGTTGTGGTATCCATATTTCCCCCAATTTGCTACGGTTTTTATTTTGTAGGTTTCCCCTTCATAAATAACCAAATCACCTATTTTTAACGGCTTAATGGTGTAGATTTTGATTGAGGGAATAAAACGCTCACCTTCTGGCAATAACAACACATCATTAGGAGAGGTCGGCATAACAATGGCAGCCACGTTTTCATCGGTATAACTCGCCCCGAACCCATCAGATGAATGCTTACCTTGCAGATGTTTCACGGTAACAGCTTGGCTAAATTTACTATTTAGAAAGCGGGGATATTGGTTGATTAAACTCATTTAACGATACCTTTTACAGATTGACGCATTTTGCCTGTATCAATCAATGGTTTGCTAGAGCCTTTTTGTTTGATTGTACTTTTAGCGTTGGCAACCCAGTTGCCACGAGCGATATTTAACTGGACATCCCCTTGCGCAACTAGTGCGAGTTGCTCGTAAATCCTCTCAATTTGCAAGCCTTGCTTAAATAATTGCGTGAAAAGTGCGGTGTATTTCTCTTGGTTTTCTGATAGCGTTTGGCGCAAGAAAGGGCGTGATGGGATGCGCTCATTACCAAATTCCAACACAGCCGCCAAAGAGGCGAGGTTGAAATTCTCAGCCCCCTCTACTGGTTTATCAAATTCAGCAGGAAATCCAATATAAACCGCCTTATCTTTATCAGCCCTTAATCGCTCAATTAACGCTTTTGCTTGCGCTAAATTCCCCGTAATTTGCACCGCCATTTACGCCACCATTACACCAATGCCAACCAATTTACGTAATCGCAAATACTCTTGGCCATATGCTGTTAATTGATAATCTGCATCGGTGCCTGTCAGTGTTGGCACGGCATAGCTAACAGATAACTCGCCAGCACTTTCACTAGCGAGATTTCGATTTGCCCCACCGCCACCTTCGGTTGTCCAAAGTGACAAACGTAATAGATGAGCAGTCAATGCCAACACGCCACGTTGGTAGAGCTTTCCCCAACGAGATTGACTCACTTCCATTTCTGCATCCGATAAAAAAAGGTCGATTTTTTCATAATCGACCTCTTTAAATTCAGGATAACGCTCAATGAATACATACGTTTCAAATGTTGGCATAGTTACTCCCTAGTAATCTACGTAGAGTGCAGAATCTGGCTCCATAAAGGTTACGCCACCAAACGCCATGCGTAAGCCAGACTCATAAGCTAATAAGCCTTTTGGTTGAGCAGCTAACACAGTTGGCGACATTGGCACATCAAAGATAACGTGCTCTTTGCTGTTCACATAAACCATTGCACGAGTTTTGCCGCTTGTTACACGATTACCAAAGTTTGACGGCAAGGCTTTAATTGCAACGTCACGACCTGCAGCTGCAGACAAGCTCTTAGTCAAGAACTCTAATGCGGTTGTATCGGTGTTATTACGTTGAGTTAACGCCAAGTGTGCTAAATCAAGTAAATCAATCGCAAAGGTGTTTGGTGCTTCAATGCGTTTGGTTTTTTCCATACCAGCGAGGAACATCTCCTTAAAGAATGCTACTGATTTGTCAAAATCCATCGCTTGTACTTTGGTGTTTGCGGAAGCGCCTTTGATGTTGTACACCTCGACAGATGGATTATTGAGCAAGCCAGTTAATCGAGTATCTTTTGCATGACCTAAAAAAGCTACCTTTTGTAAGGTTTGTTGTGCGTTTTGGTTTAACACCATGATTTTAGCGGTATCTAACGCTAACCCTAACAGCTTGCCTTGTTCAAGCTCTGGTGTTGCCCATGTTACCGATTTAGCCCATTGTACGATATAAGAGCGAGTTGGCGTAAAGCCGACTTCTACTTGGTCTAATGTGCTTGTGCCAGTGCTAATTAAACCATCATCAAGCGAACCGTGCTCATCTGCACCATAGTGAAGTTTTTCTGTAATGCCGACAGCGGCTTGTTGATCCACATAAACAAATTGCGGGAACACAATTTCAGGATATTTGGTTTCTGAAATTTCTTTGCTCACAGCCGTTAAGCCGTTTTGTACATAAGTTAATAATGACATTCATCCCCCTTATAATTTTGTAATCATCGCTAATTGACCTTTAACGTCAATCACGGTGTAGCCTGTTTCAATCGCATTTGCATCGGTTTCCCCTTGGATTGCGCCAGCTTTACCTTCGCCACCTGTTGTTAATACAAATACTTTACTACCACGAGATACCGTTTTTTCTGATGCAATATTGACCCAAATCGCATCGCCTGCACCAATGTGCATCACATCGACTAATTCGCCCTCAGGCCATTCATCACGAATGCGACTTGCTAATACCACGCCAGCCAATATATCTTTTTTAGCAGATAAGGCTTTCACACCACCTGTGGGATTTAATGCCACAAATTCACCAGCTTTTACTTTGCCCGTGACTTTTTCTGCTGTGGTTTTTGCACTTGCAAGATTGCCCTTGCCTAACTCGCCTGCACGAGCAGGAGCTTGTTCGTAAGCATAACTCATTTCATTATTCTCCTAACTGTTGTAAGTTTTGTTGAAATCTATTTTTGGTGCAGCTTTAGACTCCGCATCACCAAGCAAAATACTGCCGAGTGATTTACGTTCATCCGCTAATTTCGCCACAACCGCTTTTGCTGTTTGATATGCACCTGAAATTTCCTCATCGGATAATTTGGCTGCCTCATCTTTAGTAAAAATACCCTGCGCAACTACCGCACTTTCTTGGATTTCACGCACAGTCGCGTTATCCGCAAAATTGACTTCTTTAAATGCAGTTTTAGCATCAGCCAACACGGCAGCTTGTTTTACTTCTGCGTCACGTTTTGCTTGTGCATCTTTTAGCTGTTGAATTTCTGCATCTTTGGCTTTAAGTTGTTTTTCAAACTCTTCTTTATTCACTTCTTCATCCTTTTTATCTTCGGGTTTAGATTGTTTTTCTTTTGGTTCAGTTGGTTGTTCGCCTTTTGGCTCTTTACCTTCTTCACTACTAGACTTTTCTTCGTCCTCAATTTGTTTTTTCTGTTCGTCCGACAACTTGATGCCGAACGCACCTAAAAACGCATCGAGAATTTTTGCGGTTTTCCCCATAATGGTTTTATCCTCATCGGCAAGTTTTACACTTCCACCGCAGCGACCCTTTGCCACAATCGCTACGTGGTTGCCGATCATCGGCGACATCTCAAAATCTGCATCTTGTACCGTGGATGGCTTAATATCGCAGTCATAACCACAAGATAATTGTTCCACACCGTGCTCCTGTACGGTTTTAATGGCTTGTTCATCATAAATCCAAGCCTCGGCTGTGAGTTCATCGCCCACTCGCTTAACATTACGCACGACACCGACAGAGAGCTGTTTCCAGTTTTTCGCATTTACTCCATCTTTAGGATGACCAACGGTTAATGTGGCATTTTCAAAACTCTTAATCGTTTCATCGCTAAACAAAGATTTCTCAGTGCGAGCGACTTTTTTAATACCGTCTTCTTTTAAGCCTAGTTCTGTAGCGAGGTAATCAAATACCCCAACTTTAGAAATGGTTGCGGGCACAACTAAAAAACCATCTTTAGTGATGGTTCTTTGTGTGGTTGGCTGAGTGGTTTTGTCTATAAATTTCATTTATTTACCCCAATAAAAAACCCGACCATTTCTGATCGGGTTGTTTGTTTTTTTTTTGCAATATCACGCCAACATTTGGCTAATTATTGTTTGTGCTACTTGTTTTATCGTATCAAGTGATAAATCAAGGCTTTTGCTTTTTATCGTAGTTTTTAAGCTATTCCAGACAGTATCATTGCGGATTTTGTCTAAGAGTTCATGACCTTGCCAAGTCAGCGACCGAGCGATAAGACTCATCTCATTTAGAGAAGAATAATCTATCGCTTCAATCAGCCCTGCACTTTGCAATAACTTAAAATGATAAGATACAGTTTCTGAATCGAAACCAGTAAATCCATCAGGTAATAAACTCCCTCTAGCCTCTGACTGACTTTCCAATTTAAGCAATATAGAGCGAATTAAATCCCAATTACGTTTCATTCTTTGTTATCTCTTGGCCAAAGCATATCCACAATCTCATCATAAGATGATGTTTAGGCTGTTTAACATTTGAACTAATAGTGGTAAAATAAGGTAAACCGTAGATTGAGCTTGGGAACGTTTTGGACGTATGCGGATGCGAGTTAATAAACTAGGAATTACGCACCAAACTATTCTGCGGTTATTTTTTTGATTTCCGCCTATAAACAACCCAATCGAAATGATTGGGTTGTTTGAATAGCTGAATTTAATTTAGAGCCATCATTTGATGGTAAGCATTACGCTTGCTTTCTCGCAAGGATTGTATTTCTGACTTCGTCAGGTGTCTTACGTGAATTAATGATGAATCTTGCTTCCCATTCTGTAAACCGCGAGAAGTCGTAGCCAAATTCTTTTTTCCACCAACTTTCAAGTTCGCCATATTTACTCCGTAATTCTGCTAATGTGTCTTTAGATAGCCTTAATTGTACAGAATATTGTTTGCCAGTTAAAGCATAAGATGCAATAACTTTTCCTTTATTCTCCTCAATATAGCCTTTTAGACTAGCCAATGTACCGCCTTGTGTTTGTGTGTCATCTAAAATAATAGCATATTTATCTTTTGGAACTATGCCATCAAAAGCTGGAGAATAAACCAATCGATGCCATCCATCTCCCCCAGTTCTAGATACTTTTGTTGCTTGAACAATTGATAAATCAACAGGAATATGGAGTTTTTTAGATAATACAGTAGCAATAGCTACAGGAATCATATTTTGACCAACGGCTTCTTCTGCATGAACAGGAATTAGAATTGCATTTTTATTGCCAACCAATTGCTTCAATTTATTTACCGCATCATCTGTAACTAAATCTTTAGCAAGTTGATAAGCATCTTCAATACTACCCTTTTTAGCATTTTCATATAGCGGATGTGATGTTGCATCTCCTAATTTCCTATCAATGATAGTATCAGGGAAATCATCAGACCATTCTGAGCGCATTTGTTGTTTTTCCTGTTGGCTAACTATTGGGCTATTTTTCACTATCTGCTCGTTATTATCAAGCACTGGAATCTGAACACACCGACAATTAAAATCATGACCAGGATGACCAGTATCAGCAGGGGGATTTGAATATTCAAATATCTGCCCATCTTTTTCCGCATGGCTTTCGCGTACACGCTCATCAAGCGATGCTGACCACATGTATTTTTTTATACCAACCTCTTCATGTCTCGCTTGCGTTAAGGCGGCATTTAATTTTGAGGACTGGTCTCGCGCAATAAACATCGCTCGTTTTTCGGTTGTTTTACCCAAGTCTTTTATTTGTGCTGTAAGGTCTTTATTTAAAGAACCCCGAACCATCGCTTGCATGACAGCATTTTGCACCTTATCAAGATATTGCGAACGAATAGACTTGATTAACTGGATATTACCAGCGGTCAATGCATTCACTCTTTCAGCAATATTTGGACTATTGCGTAAATAAGCGGATAAATCGATGCCAGTTTGGTTTTTCAAATTGGTTGATACTTCAGCATGGTTTTGTGCATCACCACGACCAACAAAGCCATTGGCGATATTTTCAGCTTGTGAAGTGCGGTCTGATTTTTCGTACTTTTCTAATACTTTCATCAGTGCTTTCGCACTAATCGCTTGGAACCCTTTCGCATCATCCATAAAAAAAGAGCCTTGCGGTTGTTGCATGGCTCTTTCTACATCATCGGTCATTGTTTTGACGAACTGCTTAAGCTGTTGTCTATACCAAAGCTCCGTTCTCTTGCTCATCTTCACTGGCTTGAACTTGCGTGCTTTCGCCTTCTGGTTCTTCAAAATTTCTGGCAAGTTCATCAGCATTTTTCATTTCCTCAATGTCATCAGCAGAGATATTGGCAAATAAACCACTTTCTCGGAGTTCGTTTGCTACTTGATATTCATTTACTACGCCATTTTGAATTAACGTATTTGCCGCTGTAGCAAAGGTATTAAGCATATTGACTTGTTGTTCTTGTTTAACCACAGTCAATGGTAAAAACTCAAACCACCAGTCATCAGGTTGCCCACCAAATAATTCATTGCATAGTAATGTATCAAGCACTTCAAGCACAGGACGCAATCTTGTCTCTTGTAATCGATGAATAGATTCGTGATAGTTTTGAATATCTTCATCTCCACTCGCCAATCCCGAAACAGATTGCCCAAACAAAATGGTAACTGGCATATCTGCCGCACCTGCCACCGCATTGCGAAACTCTGTCAGTAAGTCTTTTAACCCACCAAAAGATAGCTCTTTTCGGTCGTACTCATTTTCCGCATCAAGCAACAGACTATTGGTTGCTGATTTAATCGACTGCACCGCTGAAATAACGTGAGCCACATCATTTTCTAACCCAGCTGAAATCTTGTCAGATAACCCTGCAATTTTGAAAATATCGATTTTACTTTCAAAAATAAGGTCGCCGACATTCGCTGAGGCACTATCAAAGCGTTTAAGTACATCAATAATCTTTTCAAGGTCTGATACACCCCAAACATCATTATCAGATAAAGGTGCATCATTGGCATTGATAATTAATAAACGTGAATGATGCACTAAAACAGATTGTGTGCCACCAATAATGGTATATTCACTATATCGACCAAAGTTTGGCGAAAACACATCATCATCTCGTTGTCCTGTAGGTGAGATTTTCCATTTAGGTAAGATAATCAACCGCTTTAATCGTTCTGTAGGCTGCAATGGCGAAGTGATGTTAATTGTGTCAGTAACAACCAATAAACCCACTGTCCCATACAAACTAGACCATTGCAACGCTTTAGTTAATGTCTCACGCAGTTTTAATCTGCGCTCGAGCTTAGTGAACTCGTCTAGCTGTTCAGATTTCAAGTCATTCGAGAAAATATCGCGCCAATTACGCACCATATCTTCCGAACGTTTAATACAAACCTTATTTGCAATCCAGTTATCACGCCATAATGCTTCGATTTGCATTAAGTCATCGGTTAAGCTAAGCCCACGAGCATAATATGTCTGGTCTTGTTTACTGCCTAACTTTAGCGCAAGTGATTTGATGCCATCTAAAATATTCATCTTATAAATCCAGTAGTGATTTAGGTTTTGTCGGGGCGTAGCACATAACTAAAGCATCCGCCATATTTGGAGAAGGTATGCCACGTTTTTTCATATCCTTTTTGCTTTCAACCTTTACCCGCCCGTTATTGTCATAATCAACACGGGGACGTGATAATTCTGCTTTCAAATACTCAAGCTCTTTGATTTTGCTCGATAGGCTTATCAGTTCATCGTCAGGATAAACATCCCCATACTTTACTGCTCGATAGGTTTTATAGAATCTATCTCGCAACGCCCACCAAGATTGGGCTTTAATGTTCGAAAACATATCTTGATTCTTTTTGTCTTTGATATATTCACGCTCAGGATAAGCAACTGCACCACCAGCATTAAATCCTTCCACTTGTAAAGATTTTGGCAAGCGTTTAAAGTGAGCTTTTACTCCTGCCCCCACGCCAATACTATCGAATATAATCAAATCAGCTTTAAATTTGACCGCACTTTGATTTGTTCGGTTGGCGGAATCAATTACATCGCCATTCTTCCAAACTTCAACACCAAGCACCACAGAACCGTGAACAAAGGCATTCGCGTTCGCATCTGCCCCCTCATCTGCCACATCAAAACCAACCTTCTTCATTCCTTTAGTAGTAAAACCAAGTTTGAGATGCGCATCCACCGCAGATTCAATCCATACAGGCTTAATAATGGCTAAATCGGAATCAGCCACAGGCTCGCCCTCATAAACGTGACGATAAAGCTCGTAATCACGCTCACGCATCTGCTCCATATCTTCCATTAATTCTTTCGGAAAATATGGGTTGTCTTGCCAATTCACTAAGACCGATTTACACCGCTCAGGCGGATGAATCACAAAACGCTGATAGGTATCATCAAGAATATTCTTCGGGTTAAAGCTCACAATAATCTGCGAACCGTCTTCACGAATTGTTGGAATCAATATATCCCAACTTTCTTTTGAAACATTCTCGCCTTCTTCTACCCAAACTACATCAATGCCCGTCATCGACTTAATCGAAGTAATGTTAGTTTTCAGCCCCGCAAACGTGAAGCGTGAACCGTTTTGCCCGATAATTTGCGTTTTCTGTACATCGAAAAAGGCTTGCAAGCCAAGCATTTCAATCTGATCTGCCAACATCTGAATAACCGAATCAGAAATCGATTTCTGAATTTCACGGCAACACAAAACCCGAACAGGCGATTGATAGGCTCGCAATACTAATGCTCTAGCGATACTAAAACTTTTACCTGAACCTCGCCCACCGTAGAAAATAATAAACCGCCAAATAGATTCAAAGAGCGGTCGGAATTTCGTAGGAAATTGAATATTAAGCTGGCTCATCGCTAAATGTCACATTAATCACAGTAGGTAATGGCTTGCCATCGGTTGTTACATCAACTTTATTGGTAAACATCCCTAAATGCTTCCCAAGCAATTCAAGGGCTTTATTTGCACCTGTCGGTTCAAAAACGAAACATTCGGTATTAACGCTTTGTGCCGTTCCTTCTTGAGCATTTTTTACCACAGTGGTAATAGTAAGTGGCTTTCTTCCCATACAAATATCACGATACTCTTGCAAGTCCGCAATGATATTATCTAGGGTAAGATTATGGCGTTGTTGATGGGCTTGTCTTAGTTCTTCAACCCTTACCGTAATCTTACCGTTCTTATTAAGTAACTCACTTGCCTTAACATTGATAACTTCAGTTGTCATTTTTGAGCAATCATAACTCTGCCGATATGCTTCACTGGCATTCCCCAGCTCAATATAAAGCTGGCAAAATTTTTCTTGTTTAGGTGTTAATCCACGACCAGACGTAGATTTTCCTTTCACGTCTGACATAGAAAATCCTTAAAATAACTTGTAAAAACTTATAAATCTTATAAAATGCTCTTCATAAACAATTGGTCTTGTTACTATGAAAGAACTCATCTACCAACCAAAAGCATTAAAGCAATTAAGAAAAATCCCGAGCAAAGCCCACATTATTGAGAAATGCGAAATGCTCAAAAATTTTCCTGATTGCACTAACATTAAGGCACTAACAAACCATACTTATGAATATCGTTATCGAGTTGGCGATTACCGAATTTTCTTTAATATCGTAGGTAATACAATGAGCATTGTTTCTATTGAAGAGGTTAAAAAAAGAGATGAACGCACTTACTAATATCCAATATATCAATAATGAGCAAGGCGTACCTGCTTTTGCTGTTATGCCAATTGCTACGCTTAACTGGCTAAAAGAAAAAGCTAATTTTTCAGACCCTATTGAAACAGGTATCCCTGAATCTGTCGCCAAATTAGCTTTATTGAACGATTATTCTGCATTGCGTGCTTGGCGTGAACACTTAGGTTTAACCCAAGCTGAAGTGGCAAGCCGTTTAGGAATTTCTCAAGCTGCTTATTCACAACACGAAAATTCACAGACCTTGCGTAAAAGCACTCGCATTAAAATAGCGACAGCACTTGGCATTAATTCCGCTCAATTAGATTTTTAATCTATTTACCGCCTTTTGCTTGATTAATCCACTTATTGAGATTATCTACTTGGCTTGCGCACTTATCTCGCTCTGCGGTTACCTTAACAAGCTGTATGACTACATCGCCGTATGTTTCTCCAGTAAATGCTGTTTTGACACAAGGTGCAGTATAGGCTTGAGGCGGATAAATATATTCTGCTTTAGTCGTGATTTTATTTGTACAAGAGGTCAAGAACAGACTGAGGCAAACGAGTGTGAGCGCAAGGTTGAGTCTTAATGATTGTTTTAACTGATTCAGCATTTTCTGTTGCCATCCTTTCTATTTCATCATTACGCTCTTGTTGCTCAATAACGGCATAACGCTCTTGTTGTAACGCAAGACTTAATGATTTGTTAGCATCTTCTTGTTGCTGGATAGTATTTTCTTGTTGCTTTGTCGTTATTTCCAACTCATCTATAACGCTAGATTGGTAACGCAATGCACCAATCAAAACCACGACAACACCCGCTAACGCCATGTAAATGTACTTAGTCATTATCCGTTACCATTAATGCTCGATAGAGCTTGCAACGCTCATCAATGCCATTTAGTCCACCATTAATTCTTCGCGTGACTTTTTCGACAGAATTAAGCTCAGCCAACTCATAGCACTTCCAATACCACACAGCAGTTTTAACAGATAAATCTAAATTCCCTGCCACATCTTCTGGCTGAATATCTCTACCTAACCATTTTCTAAACGCGGCATAATTATCCTTACCTGTAATCTGAATCAGTCCACGACCACGATACTTCCAACCATCTCCGCTTTTCTCATCGCCATTACCCAAACGATTAGCATAAACACGATTGGCTATCAACTCAGGTTTACGCTCATATTTCTTCGCTGTAAGTGGATCGGGAAAATATTTACGGAAAGTTTTAGAAAGCCCAGACCAAGAATAATTTAAATTTTCTTTAAATCTTGTAAATCCGCCACTTTCATGTCCACATTGAGCTAAAAACATCGCTTGCTGCATCTTATTCACACAACCTGCTTTTTCTATCTGCGTCGAAATAGCTTGATAAACACCTTTAACTGCGTGTGGAAAAATTTTATTAAATGTCACTTCGGAAATCATCATTGTCATCTTTTTCAATTCTCCGATTAATGAATTTAAATAAGAATTCGCGAATTTTTTCAGTACCAACAAAACCAATCATCGTACCGAGAAATGAAGAATATTCTGTATGCCCAAATAAATGTGTACAAATTGGCACCGCAACACCCGCAATAGAGGCACACATAGCCGCATCAATTAAAACATAACGAATAGCTGGCTTTTTACGCATAAACCCAAATCTTAAAAGAGAAATAAATAACGCCCAAAAAGCACTCTGTGCTGAGCTAGAACTAAGATTTGTTTGCAACCAAGACCATATTAACGCCCACACATCAGGCTCTTTAATTGGCATATATTTTCTCCCGCCTGTTCTTTAGGCAATAAAAAAGCCCCGACCGTTTCCGATCAGGGCTGTAAAATTCTTTTGTGCGTTTGCTATGCGCTAAAACTGCAACTTACCGAATATAGTACACTTTCACTTGCAAGTAATCAAGTGTTTTTATAATTTTTATGTAAAATCCATTCTTCGCACAATTTTTCAAAAGTGCGGTCAGATTTTTCTTCGTTTTAGAAATCGATTTTGACTGCTTTTGGGTTAAAGCTTCGCAAGTGTTCTAATGCTCGCCAGTTTGTCATTGGGTCAATCTCAAACTCTTGTGTAATGCGGTTTAAGATTTGGTTTGTTGAGCGTAGCACGCTTAAATATTCGTAAGCCTGTCCATATATATCTCCGCTCATATTTGAGCCTAGCACCTTAAAGGCTTTTTCGATATGTTGGAAAGTACCGACACCACGTTTGAAAGCAAACCATAACCAAATAAGCTGTTGGAGTTCATACTCAGTAAATTCAAAAGAGAATTTCTTTTCGCCATTAGGTAATTCAGGATCAGTGATTAATTCCCCTTCTAAAATTATTCTGTGAACATACTCTACTGCTTGAGGGAGTTGTTCAAGGGTTAAATCTTCGATACTTTCCACATTAAAGCGTTGGTGGATTAAATGATAGGCATCGGAATAAATTAATCCTTTTCTGCTCACGAGCATATTCACGGCATTGCGTAAACCTGTTCTGTCATTGACGGATGTTTTGCTTTCATATTTTCCTGTTTTACGAATAGTAAGTAATACTTCTGCTGTAACCCATTTTCTAAAACGGTGTGGAATAGATCCTTTTTTCACAGCATCACGACAACGTAAGATCAAAGTGTACATTCCGCTTTCGCTGATAATATTCATTTCTTGTTGTCCACCAGGGGTGTAACTTAAAGTTACACCCTTTTCGTCTTCATCTAATGCCAATAATGCCTTACGATTGTTATCAATACCTATTGCATCACAAACGTCCTTAGCAACAAACCAAGGCTCATTGTTAATAGCTAAAGTGCGGATAGATTTTGATTCAAAGTTGAATGTAGAGAGTTGGGTTTGATTAGACATAGAATGTCTCCTTTGGTTTATTTTCGATATTAAGATTTGACCCCATAGGGGCACCGGGTGGTTCGAAAGCCGACCAAAAGAAACGGCTGGGATTATTCCCCTTTCGGGTGTTGTATTCTCCGCCCGCCCGACATAGATGAAATTGGATTTATGCGTGTTAAGTCTTAATGGCAATAAAACTAAACGAGATCACAAATTTTGCGCATAAAAAAAACCGCTATGCTATCGGGTGCGGACTTCCGCTTTTGGTTTAAGGTTTCGACACCTTGAATAAAATAGTAGAGGAAAATTTGGAGAATGTAAAGAAGAATAATGTAATAAATACGATAAAAACTTGCGTTAATTTGTAATTAATACTACAATAACAACATCTAAGGCAAGGTGCTTTAGATACAGCAAACCCCACGCTGTCTAGAGTGGGGCTTACTTAAGGGATTAGATAATGAAACCCTATCAAATCATTATCTTAATCATCGTTTTAATGCTAACTTGCTGTAGTGGTACAGTAATTAGCTAGATGAACAAAGGGGGAAGGTCAGATGTCCCCCGATGTCCCTCACTATAATCAAACAAAAAACAAAATGCAAGGACTTTTCTATGGCAATGACTCGCGCAGAAATTAACGCCAAAAGCGATAAAAAACGTGGTGTACGCCTACAATCTTACAAACTACACGAAGATATTATCAAATTGCTTGCTGAACTTTCCGAGAAAACAGGCAAATCTAAAACGGCGATTGTAACAGAAGGGATTTTAGCGATGGAGAAAAACTATAAATAAAAGAACTACCCTTGAAATAGGAGATTGTCAAGGGTAGTCAGAGATTACATTTCTTTATCTGAATGCGCATGCAATTCGCGGTGCGCCGCATTTGCTAAGAAATGGCTACGATCTTTATAGTAGTTACCCATCGCTGCAACACGGCGATCAATGCGCGTTAATAAATATTCAGGTAAAGATACATTAATACGCTGTTTCTTACCTAAGTATTCTGAAATATCGACATCAACTAAAAGCCAAGTATCAAAATAAGCATATTCAGGATCGGCTTTATAGTGTGTTACGCCTTTATCCTTTAGCGTGGTAAGATCAAAACCATCTTCAACCATCGCTTCAAGCATCATTGTAATGGCTTCTGTTACCATTGGTAATAAATCATCGACATCATCAGCACCGCTAAAACAACCATAATCTAATTGGCAAAGTGCAGGGACAATCATTCCGTATGCTTGGTTTTCATTTTCTGGGGTTTCAACACCTACGGTAAAAATCATTTAATACTCCTCCTACTAAGCTCGGCAGAGCTTAAAGCCCTGCCGATTTTTTAATGGATTTTAAAGTTCCGATTGCTAAATCTTGTTTTGGGTGCGGAACTGGAAATCGTTTTCCAGTTTTCGGCGAGAACCAAATTTGATGATCACCTTTTCCATGCCTAACAAAATAACAACCATTTGCTTTAAGTTTCTTGATTAAGTCACCTGAGTGCATGCATCCTCCTTTGTCTTAATCAAAACGAATTATAATACACAAATACACACAAATCAAGAATGAATGTAAGAAAAATGCGGTCAAAATCGACCGCACTTCCCTACCCTAAAAACATGAACTTAATCTTCGCCCCAGTAAATGCACCTTTTAGGAATCTTACGCCCTTAACACGCTCACGATACATATAAGCAGGGGAAATATGAAGTGCGGTACAAATATCTCGTTCATTTGCTTGCTGAACGTATAGTGCCATTAAAATTTGGTATTGCAGCAAACTATCCTTATGAAGGTTCATAATCTGCTCCTCAATTTTTAAGCATTCGTCATCAGTTAAGAATGGAATGTGAGCCTTGCGCACGGTAGGTAAAACAGGAATAGAAATTGTGGTGCTTGGGTATTCTGTGCCAATTCTGTCTCTACCCCAGCAATTACCCCACTTTACCAACACTCTCTCAACGCTATACGACATTCTACTCTCCTTCCTGCTCGTTAATTTTTGCCTTGTAATACTTAATCATCGCCTTGCAATCTTCAATGGTGTATTTCTTCGGTTCGTGGTCTTGCCGTTCTAACCAAGCTACCTTATCTTCACCGATACGCTTCACAAGGTTAATTCGATACTCAATGACATTACCGCTTTTATGCTGATTGCATGGTACGCACTGCTTAAAACAGTTAATTTCGCAAAATCTTAATTCCGGGCAAGCCCCAACACTCCGATAATGCCCAGCATCATATTTACCTTGATGATAGCGACCGCAACTGATACAAGGTTGGTCTTTATCCCGTAATCGGATAAATTTATTAAATGCCGCCTGCGCTTCTTTCAGCCATTCTGAACGACTTTTTAATTTAGCCTTACGTTCCCTTTGCTTTTTCTTCTCTGCTCGTTCTTGCGCTTTTTTCGCATTATCTCGGGCTAATTTAATCGCACATTCAGGCGAGCAAACTTTCTGTGTCGAGCTAAAGGTTTTTACAAACGCTTTGCCGCAAACTTTGCATTTATACTCTTTCGCCATTAGCCAAATACCATATTAAAAATAACCCAAACTGCCGCAATCAAAAGTACAATTTTTAACTCCAAAATCTCATCATCGTTTAAGCGTTTCATTTAAGTCCCCATCTATCGTTAAATCTCACGCCATTTTGCACGCCCCAACTGGTCACATACTCGATAAGGCTCGCCATTCTGCTCACGCTCATTTGAGCCGAACTTTCACGGATATTCACAAATTCCCCCTCAAGACCTGGCACAACATCTGCTTTTTGATTGGTGGCGATTGCGTGACCCGAAATAAACAACACTTTCCACTGCTCCATTGTGAGCTTACGCCCCATAAATTCAGCCTGATTTGCAACATCTTGGCACATAGCGTGAAACTTGGCGTTTTGCTCAAGGTTTCGTGTTATTGGTTGGATTTTGACTACCAACGGCTTTTTATCGTCTGTTGGCAGCTCTTTGATTAAATCCAAGCAATTATTTTTAATGCGTTGATCGCGTAAAAAGAAAGGTTTGTATTGGCTCATCACATCATTCCCAACGCTTAAATAACATCGCAATACTCATTCTTTGTACTCCACGCCTAAATCTTCCAACCCAAAATAACCGCAAGATTTTGTTCGATTTACTGCGCTGTATTTGCTTACCTGCGGAAACGGTATCGGCTCAATTAAGTGACCGTTACAACGAAAACGATCGTCATCCCATTCGCTGCTCGATATAAAATAATCTGGCGTATAAAAATCCTCTAATTCCGCACCGCACTTTGGGCATTTATAGCTTGTCATTGCAATGCCCCTTTCCCTTTCATCATTGCCATCAAGCTATCGCGTGCCTTATCAGCCTTCGCTTTATCGTAAAAACGTGGCTTTGTTGGAATCATTTTCGGAATATCCTCAAAAGGAAAATTCGACCGCACTTTTTCTGCCGCTTTTGTGAGTAATTTCGGAATAGCTTTCAACGTGTCCTCTTCCGATTTTTTCTTGCACTTTTCGTACAGATTTTTAAGCAACCAAAATTCCACTTTTGAACGATATTGAAATTCATCCCGATTGAATCGGGCATAGCCTAAGAAAGTGTTATAACGTTGGTATAATTCCGCTTCATTCGGTAAGCCCAGTGCGTGATAGTCATAGGCTTTGCACCAAAACACAAACAACCCTACGCTAGGTAAAAATTTATCAAGAGAGTTTTCTGCTTTATAAAGCCCGTTCTCCAACTGAGGTCTCGTAATTTTTTCTCGTACCAACACACGCAACCAAGTTTTTTTAGCAGAAAGATAATCCGCTTCGGTTTCAAAGGCTGCACGCCAACCAAGAAAAATCGATTTAAGCTCTTGAAAGAGCCAGTTAATCGTCTCTTCCGCACACTGTGCACATTCTGGCGGGAGCGTGTTAATTTGGTCTTGTGTTATGGAATTTTCCATTGCGTACCGTCCACTGTGAAATTCATTCCTGCAGACCAGCCTGTCTGCGTATCGTCAAATTTGGGTTTATTGGGGTGTGATTGCCCTAAGTGCGGTGAATTTGGTCGCAGTTTCTCATCACGCCAATCCCATGATGCGTTAAATCCCTGCCAGTTTCGTTCAATGCAAATTTCCACCGCTTCACAAATCGAAATCCCAGCCTTGTCCGCCTGTTTTTGCAGGCGGTTGAGTTGCGTTTGATTAATTACGCCCTTTTTGGCTTTGCGGTGTGCGATAAAATCTTTCGCCAGTTGTCCTGTTATGCCAAACTGCTCAAGCAACATTTCGGATTCGCTTTTTTGCGTAGTTTTTTTAGGTTCATTGACTGGTTCTAAAGAGTGACTGGTTCTGGGTGAAATATTTTCACTACCCCCTAGTGCAAAATTTTCACTACCTAGTGAAATATTTTCACTACCCAGTGCAAAATTTTCACTACCTTGTTCAAGGTGTAAAAAGTATAAATTTGAGATGGAACCATCTTTATTTTTACGTTCTTTTTTGCTTACTAATCCCATTTTGATTAAATATTCAATGTGATTGATTGCACTACGTCGGGTCATCTCGCATTTATCGGCAATGTATTGATAACTTGGGAAACAAATTCCATCATCATTGGCATTATCAGCCAGTTTTAAAAGCACAAGTTTTCTAGCAGGATTGCCAACCTTACAATTCATTGCTTGAACCATTAATCGCATACTCATAGCATCAACTCCGAAGCATAACGTGACGCAATAAATTCAATGCCTTTGCTTGTTACGCGTGTCTGTGTGTAATTGTGACCGTGTTCAGCGGTACCTGTTTTAACCGTAAAAAGATCTTTCGTGTGTGCCGATTGATAAGGCAAAAGCACGCCAGATTGACGATACAAATATTTATCTTCCACCAAGCGATTAACCAATGCACGCTCAGGCATTTTTAAAATCTTCGCCGTCTCACGAAATGATTTACTCGTCCCTACTTCCACATAGTGATCAACAAAAGCGACTTTAGGTGCATTACGCTCTTTTTCTGCTTGTAACTGAGCAGCTAACATCAACGCCTCAGAAAAAGATTGCGGAATAAGTGCGGTTGGTTTTTGTTGATTTTCCAACGCTTGCCAGCGATCGACAATTGCCGCAGTAAATTCAGGACAATTCTGAGCAACAACAATTAAACTATCTCGTTTGGTTAGATGGTACTCATAATAAGTCTGACCGTTCTGTGGATGGGTGTAAGCCATTGGCTGATACCCCCAAATCACCTCTTTTGCGATAAGTCTTTCGATTGAACGACACAGATCGCTGTGGTTTTTATTGATTAATTCCGCAATTTCACGACTACTCATCGTCAAAGTGCTTGTGTTTTCTTTCGAAATCGTTAATAATTGATTCATCTGTATATTCCTTAATGAATTAGCCACGAAATCTCCTCGTGGCTTTTTTTATTTCTTGTGTAACACAATCGCACATTCAATCGAATGTTGCGTCGCTGCCAAATGTTTACTCAATGCTTGACGTATTTTGTCTTCTTCTTTCGAAGTGATTTCGCCATCTTCTAACGCTGTTTCTAATGCAGCAAATAACAAGCCTCGTGCGGAAAGCTCGTGCAGTTGTAAATTAGCAAGCTCAACCTTGTCTAATTCATTCTCTGCTACATCAGGTACAAAACGCCCACCAGCCAAACGGCATAGTTCATCAATAAATTGCGTGCAGCCATATTCTTGCTGAATCGCAATTAATTCTTCATTTTTGAATCGCTGACCCTTTGTTTGATAAAGACGATTGTTCAATTCGCTTTCAGTAAAACCTAAAAATCCTGCAACCGCACTTTTCCCACCTGGAATCTGCTCAATCATCTCTATAATGGTTTGTTTCATTGCCATAATTCCTTTCCCCTTTTTGTGGTTTTCTTTTTCCGTGGAAGATTTAGACTTTTTTCAAGATTTTGAATAAAGATTCGAGTCGACTTTTAACTTCCCCTTAGTTAGGTATTGCAATTTATATGCATTTTTTTCAGGGATTACCTTTCCCCATTGGGAAATAGCGGCTGGACTAATATTCAACACTCTGGCAAGTTTTCTAGAGTTGCCAAAGAATTCGATAACATCATCTTTAAACATAAGATTCCTTAAATGAAAATTAAGATTACTTTAAATTTTATCATTAAAGGAATTTTAACGCAACAAAGGTTAAGATCGCTTAACAAAACAAGGAGTAATCAATGCACAATGAAACAATTGGAGAGCGCATTAAGCGTAGAAGAACAGAGTTAAAACTGACACAAAAAGAGTTAGCTAATGCAATTAAAGGCGTCTCAAATGTGGCAATATCCCAATGGGAGTCAGATACTACAAAGCCAAATTCTGAAAATATCTTAGATCTATCAACCGTATTGCAATGTGATATTAGTTGGTTATTGCGTGGTAATGGGCAGTCAAATGTATTACCAGCAAGTATTGGTGGAAATAAAATCCCCTTAATTAGCTATATTCAAGCTGGAAAATGGTCGGGAATATCATCTCTTAAAGAAAGTTGTGGTGATTTTGATTATGTCTTTACAGATCTTGATGTTTCTGAAAATGCTTTTGCGCTTTCTATAATTGGGGATTCTATGGAGCCTGAATTTAAAGAGGAAGATGTCATTATTATTGATCCACAGGTGCAACCTGTTGCAGGAGAATTTGTCGTTGCAATTAATGGAGATTATGAAGCAACCTTTAAAAAATATCGCCCCCTAGAAATAGATGAATATGGTCGAACTCAATTTGAATTAATTCCTTTAAATTCAGATTACCCTAAAATGTCTAGCTTAAAGCAACAAATATCAATTATAGGAACGATGGTGGAGCATCGAATTTACAGAAGAAAGAGATAAGTTATGGGCAAGGGGATGATTGAAAAAATGAAAACATTGAGTTTAACTTCTAATAGACAAAGAAAAGATTCAACGATAAAAGTTATAAAGAAACGAAGAATTCCTAAAGTGTTATTGAATGAAATAAATGAATATGCTCCACCAATTCAAAAAGAAATAATAATTCCTAAAGAGATAAAAGATAAAGCTCTTACTAAGATAAAAAGAATATATATAAAATCATTCCGCGGGTTAAAAGAAATTGACTTATCTATTGCGGATAACATTACATTAATCGCTGGTAGAAATGGAACTTGTAAATCAACAATACTAGGGATTATTGCACAATGTTTTTCTTTTAATAAAGATTACTCTCAGGTAGATGAACAAGGAAAATTCTTAAACATTCCATATAAAACATTAACAGGAAAAAAGTTTATATCCTATGCAACGGAACATTTTAGATTATCTGAAAAGTATGATCTTACAGGCACAATGGATATTAACATTGAAGTCTATGATGCAATTAATCAGCTTTATCTAGATAAATTACAGTTACGCCTAACTCAAGAGACGAATAAAAATGGGCAGCTGGTTCCACGTTCTAGACTTAGAAATAACCAAGATACTGACAGAGCGGTAACTCACCCAGTAATTTATCTTGGATTGAAAAGAATGTTTCCTATTTCAGAAAGAAAATATGAAGAAAAAGAAAATGAAAAATTTATTCAGGACAACATCAAAGATTTTTTGAAAGATAATAACAATATACTTGCCAAAAGATCTTCTCAAGTAACTACAACCTTGGGTATAGTAAATTCTATTGTAGCTCATTCTGACAGTTATGATCATCAATCGGTATCAGTGGGAGAAGATAACATTGGCCAGATATTGCAAGCAATTTACTCGTTTAAGAAATTAAAACAGGACATGGGAGATAATTATAAAGGAGGGATTATTTTAATTGATGAACTAGATTCAGCTCTTTTCTGCGCGGTACAAATTAGGCTACTTAACTTACTAGAAAAATACTCGAAAGAACTGCAATTACAGGTAATTATTACATCTCATTCCATTGAGATAATGGAGCGACTTTACAAATCAAGTAAAAGGAAAGAGCAAGAAAATAATTTCAAGGTTCATTATCTAACAAATGCGTATGGAAGAATAAAACTGCTTTCAGATATAGATAAAATGAAAGCGGATATACAAGACTGCATTCCAGATGAATATCTTTCGCCAAAAGGTATAAATGTTTATACCGAAGATCAAGAGGCAAGAGATTTTTTACATAAATTATGTAATGATAGTACCATTAAAAAACAACTTAATATACTTGACGACATATATATAGGCTGTAAAAACTACAAACAATTTATCAAAAATAATATTCCAGAGTTTACGAAAAAATCACTTATTATTCTTGATGGAGATAATCGCACAGATGAATATCTCATCAACAATACAAATGTAGTATGCTTGCCAACAGAACTCCCCCCCCGATCAGTTACTATTCGAGTACTTACTAAATAAAGATGAAGAAGATTCGTTTTGGGAAATGAATGAAATACCCAAATCAACGATCATCTCATTGCAGACTTCATTAGATATCACAACAAGGTTAGATATTAATACCGGGGAAAAATTTGATTTAGTTCAAGTCATTAATGAATATAGAGGATCCGATGTAGTAAAAGAAAAGCCTCCGCTTAGAAAGCTATTTAAGAAATGGTATCAATCTCCAGAAATCCAGCATCTTATCAAAAATAAGTCACTATACGAAAACTGGCTGCAAAATAATCCACAATATGTGACATCCTTTCTGAATTCTCTCCAAACCGCACTTCAATACACTCAAAAATACGCATAAATCAAAGCCACAAAGTGGCTTTTGGGCTATGAAATTAAGTTTACTTAAATAAAATAATAAAAAAATCTTAAATTTTTGTTGCTTATGTATTTAAGATAACTTAAAATCAATGTCGTCAAAACGAGATACATATAACCAACATCTCAACGCTCTTTAAAAATTGTGATGAAAAAAAGCCCCGATAAACAGGGCTAGGTTACTAAGATTCATAAATTGGTGTATTGCGATTAGTGTCCATAACAAGATGAATGCAATGTAGGCAGTTTTGTTTGGTTGTATAACCCTCGCTAACTGCAATGGTTTCATGATTGGCGGCTTTTAGTCGCCAATACCACTGATTGTTTACACCCTGAAATATCTGAAAATACATAGAGGTAGTTCCTTATGCAAGAAGAAATGAAACGCTATGCAATTTCTTATCACTTCGGCGGCAAAAGGTGGGCGACAGATGTTTACGCCCATTCATTCGAAGAAGCGGAAGAAAAGCTAAAAGCAATGTCCCAAGGTACTGTTGACGGCGAGATTCACCTTTCAGTTTACATTCCTGAAAATCCGCTATCGAAAGTATCAAGGTTGATTACAAGAATAGCTAAAAAGTTTATGTAAGTCAGTGACTTTCATCACAAATTTTAAACAATTTGGTTAAAGAAACTCACTCGGCGGAAGCGCAGACGGAAGCCCAACGGTGCTAAGCGGTCGTTAGATTGAAAGCCCTAACCTACTTAGTTAAGAGTGAGTTTTAAAGTCTGCCCATGCAAAGCCAGTGAAAAACGGTGCAGTTGCCGAAAGTGGAGCTCAAGCAGGCGAATATCCCAATGTGGATATTTCAAAACACATTTGCTAGTACAGAGACACAACGGCATGTGAAACCGTTGCGAATGATAGATGAAGTGTGTTTTGAAATGGCAGACAAACGAGGTTAGCCGAGCATGAGGGCTTAAAACTTATGCGGTTCCTTAGTTTTTCCCTCTGTAAAACGAGGGCTTTTTTATCCCGAAAAATTACCTTACAATCAGAATAATTTTTAATATATAAAGGGAATGCTATGAAAACCGTTAAAGCAAGACTGACTGAGTTAAAAAACTTAATTAATACAAAAATCAACGAAGACTATGAGTGGATGGGCGAAATAAAATCACCCGAAATTATCAAAGAAATAGAGCAACTTTATCCCTTAATAGAGAAAATAGAAAAATCTGGAAAAAGTCTTGAAATTTCCTATGCAAAATATATTTCTCTTCAATTAATTAAAAAAATAATTCGTATCCTCAATAAAAAAAGAGCGAATAATAAATGGGATAAATATGATGTAATTTCATTTATTTTATCTCTAATCAAACTAAGAATGACAATCAAGGAGTTATATTTAATTGAAGTTAAGGGCGAATTAAGAACAGAAGAAGAACTCAATGCTATTGCTGCGGATATATCCAAAGCAAAATTGAATTTAGAAGAGCATATCTCACTTGAAGAGCAGTTAGCAGAGGATAAAAAGGAGTTCGAAAACTTAAAAAATTCGCTGATTACACTTAAAAAATCTTATAACGATGCTCAAGAACAAATAACTGAAATTTCTCAGTGGCACGAACAGTCGGAGAAATTAAGCAGCGATATTTCGAGCTATGAATTCACTGCACAAAATAATCTCACTAAAATTACGACATTATCAACCACGGCGGAAACCAATAAACCCAAAATAGAAAAATATCATGAAGATATTGAAGGTATGATTAAATTATTCAATAAACAAAAAGAGGAGATTGAAATGATTATTGAAGACGCCAACCGAGCAAGCATGGCTGGTTCGTTTAAAACTCAATCTGAAAATATCGATAGTAAAATGAAAGCTGTAGATAAAATTTTGCTTGGCTCACTTGTTGCAACATCCGTTATTTCATTTATCAATTATTCAACAAGCCTGAGTGCAGCAGACAGCCTTAATATTTTACAATTTCTTGCTAAGTCCATTGTGACAATCCCGTTACTTGTCATCGCCTGGTTAAAAGCAAAAGAACGGGCTTATCTCTTTAGATTAAGGGAGGATTATAACTACAAATATTCCTCAGCAATGGCATTTGAAGGTTATAAGAAACAAGTACAAGAACAAGACCCTAAATTACATCAGCAACTTCTGCAAATTGCCGTGGATAATTTGGGGATAAATCCAACCAAAGTCTTTGACAAAGATTTAAAAAGCACACCACTTGAAACAATTATCGATGGAGTAGGAAAACGCCTGGATAAAGCTGTTGATGGTATTAAAGGAGAGGTGAATGACATTCCAAAGAAAACAAAAGAATTAATTGATGATGAATAACTCGCTCCCTCAAATTCTCAGCGCTTTTTATTTGACACCGCCCCAAACTTCGGATTAAGATACCCCCACTTTCAACAGAAAGTCGATAGCCACAATTAAGTGGCTTTTTTTGTATCTAAATTAAGGTTGCGGTATGTTTAAAAAGTTATTTTCTTATTTTTTTCAAAATAACAATGATAAAATTAAACTAGAAAAAGAGATTGAAGCCTTTAAAGCTCAAATAACCATCCCTGCTGATCCTAAAGACATCATTAAGTTTGAAAAGCAATTAAAGCTAAGAATAGAAAATGCTTTATCTCGGTATGATTTTATAAAAAAAGAGAAAATATCATTTCTTGCTAGTGAGTTGGTTAATGATAATTTCAAATATAGCAAAGACATTCTATCTTTAGAAGAAAAACGGACATTAAGACTAAATACCAGAGCTAAATATACAAGAAGTTTTGTAGAATGTTTTTCCAATATAGAACAACTAAATTTTGATCCTAAATTCTTTTGCCAAAATCTGATATACACTGAGCGAACTATATTATTTTCTTTAAATGATATTGATAGGCTTAAAAAAAGTAAATTTGTTAAACAAGTTATTTTTGAAAAACAAATTATTTCAGAAGGAAGAGAAGAATGGGTTAAGAATGAGTATAGCCTTGATGAAATACCTGATTTTGAACTTGTAGACTATACAAGGGAAAGAGTTCTATTTTTCATTTTGTCTAATATAGACCTTGACAACACCGCTCACATCGGATTATGATTACCGCACTTACAACTAATAGCGGCAATCCGCACCCGAAAGCATAGCGGTTTTTTTATGCCTATAAATCTGATCTACAGATCTGTAGAACACTATGATCGGGGCGAGAGAGCGATATACAATACACCTGAATAAGCTCCGCCGACTATTAGCGGTAAGTTGAACCCCGATCACCCTACTTAAGTGTTCGGATTACTTAAACTTAAATCTAATAGGGCATAGAAAATGTCAAACTTAATCATTTCTCAAAACGCAATTCGTCAAATCGATAACCTTTATTCATTAAACGATCTTCATAAAGCAAGTGGTAATGCAGAAAAACATCGCCCATCTTTATTTATTCGTTTAGATACAACTCAAGATATAATTTCAGAAATTCAAAAAGAAGTTAAAAGCACAGATCTGATCTTTAAAACTACAGGCGGTCGTGGGTTGCGTGGCACTTACGCCTGCGAAGAACTTGTAATCGCCTACGCAATGTGGATTTCCCCGAAATTCCACTTGATCGTATTACGTGCGTTCTTAGCAATGCACCGCAACCAACCGCAACAAAAAACCACCGTCGATGACCGCACTGGCTTACGCAATGCCGTCAGCTTCTTAGTGAATAAAAAAGGGCTCATCTATTCTGAAGTTTATCAACTGATTCATCAACAATTTGGCGTCGAACACATTGATGAACTTTCTCAAGAACAACTTTCTCAAGCCATTAAATACATTCACTTTCTTACCCTAAATCTTGATGGTTTATTTAAAAAAGGCGAAGAAGTTATTATCCCTGAATATATTTTCGATGCCATTATGAAACATGCAAAACTGGCTCAAAAACTGGCAGAGAAAGTTATTTGCTATCAAGAAAAACAATTTGCTTTACTCGGCATAGCTCGCCATTACCGAAGCAACGAGCTTACCAGCCGTGCAAACAGCCTACTTAGTGAATTTTCTTATTTTTTACACGAGGGCGAAAAACTGCTCGCACAACAAATAGAAAATCCATCACTAACGCAAATTAAAAAAATATCTTTTAACGCGTAAAACACCACAAAATCCGACCGCACTTTTCGCAAGAAATCCGTGTGGCGGATTGTTACACCCCAAATTCAACAAATCGACTAAAAAGGAAACAAAAATGAAAACCGAATTATTCAACGATCACTTCCAAAACTACAAACGCTACCACATCCCAAAAGCGCAGCTAGTCATCGCCGACATTCCCTACAATCTCGGTAATAATGCTTACGCTTCAAACCCTGAATGGTATGTAAACGGCGATAACAAAAACGGCGAAAGCGACAAAGCCAACAGTAGTTTTTTTGATACAGATAAAGATTTCCGCATTGCCGAATTTATGCATTTTTGTTCAAAAATGCTCATCAAAGAACCGAAAGAACGCGGCAAAGCCCCTTGTATGATTGTGTTCTGCGCTTTCCAGCAAATCTCAATGGTGATTGATTACGCCAAGCAGCACGGCTTTAAAAATCACATCCCTTTGGTGTTTATTAAATCATCACCACCACAGGTGCTCAAAGCGAATATGAAAGTCGTCGGCGCAACAGAATATGCCTTGATTTTATACCGCGATAAACTGCCGAAATTTAACAACAACGGCAAAATGATTAAAAACTGGTTCGAATGGGAAAAGGACAACCGCAAGGAAATCCCTAAACTGCACCCGACACAAAAGCCCATTGCCGTGTTAAAACGCCTCATCGAAATCTTTACCGATGAGGGCGATGTAGTGATTGATCCAGTTGCTGGCAGTGCATCCACGCTACGCGCCGCACGAGAGCTTAACCGCCCGTCCTATGGCTTTGAAATCAAAAAAGACAGCTGCAAAATCGCAAAAGAAAAAATGCTTAATATCTAACAAGGAGCCCCAAATGAAACACTCGAAAACCCCATTACGCCAAGAAAAACAAAGCTTCACGCACTTTATGAAAGGCAGTGAAAAATGGCTAAACAGAATCTGCTATTTTCTCGCCGCCTTGATTATTGCCATGATTGTGGGTGGGATTAGCCTACACGCCAATGCCCACCCCACCGATTGGCACGATAACGAATTAAGCCAACAAATCCAACAAGAAACCCGATGTGAACTGAAAGGGGGCATATATGAAAACGGTGTATGTTTACCGCCTAATCTTACACTGGCAGCAGAAAAAGAACTGCAGGATTACACCGCACAAAAACAAGCAGAAATTAACCGCACTTGGAGTAAACAATGAAACCTTACGCTGATCACTACGCTCAACTTGATGCGGCTCACCAACGTAAAGTGGATTGGCAAGCAGGCTATGAAATCGCTTTAGATGAAGTCGCTACTGAAATCGACAATGATTTAAAACAAGGCGATCAAACGCATTATCACGAACTCACGGAAATGTTGTGCGATAACGATAATTTCTGGCTCGCTATTGGTAGCGGTGCAAGTTATGAGCCTTATAGACAAGAGGCGATTAAGAAAATCGCAGAGCGTGAATTAAACGACAGAATGAATGATTATGACCCAGATTAATGGAGGGGCGAGATGACAAACCAAGTCCAACATCAACAAAATAAACAGCCACCTGCACTTAAAACATTTTTTGAAAGTGCGAATGTGCAAAATAAGATTAAGGAACTTGTTGGCAAAAATGCGGCCACTTTTGCAACAAGTGTCATGCAAATCGCCAACAGCAATTCAATGCTTAAAACAGCAGACCCAATGAGCATTTTTAATGCGGCCTGTATGGCTGCGACACTGAATTTGCCACTACAAAATGGCTTAGGCTTTGCCTACATCGTCCCTTTCAGAAACAACAAGGAAAAGAAAACCGAAGCGCAATTCCAAATTGGCTATAAAGGTTTTATCCAACTGGCACAACGTAGCGGGCAATTTAAACGCTTAGTCGCATTGCCTGTGTACAAAAAGCAACTTATCAAAAAAGATTTTATTAATGGTTTTGAGTTCGACTGGGAGCAAGAACCCGAGCAAAACGAAAATCCAATCGGCTATTACGCCTATTTTAAACTAGTAAACGATTTTTCAGCCGAACTCTATATGAGCCACGATGACATCGTCAAACACGCTCAACGCTACAGCCAAACATTTAAAAAAGGCTATGGCGTATGGCACGATAACTTCGAGGCAATGGCATTAAAAACCGTAACTAAGTTATTGCTATCAAAACAAGCTCCACTCTCTGTTGAAATGCAACAAGCCGTATTAGCCGACCAAGCCGTTGTGAAAGATGTAGAAAATCAAGAGTTCAACTACACCGACAATATTCAAGAAGCGGAATTTTTAGCGGTTGTTGATGAAGCCACATTCGAACAATGCAAACAAAGCATTACCAATGGCGAAACCACCCTGCAAGAACTTTGTGATAGTGGGGCTTATGAGTTTAGTCAAGAGCAGATTGCGGAGTTGGAGGCAATTGAGAATGGAAATGTACCAACTCAAAGCTAGATGCTCTGGCTTGGCTGATTTAATGGTAAAGCCTAAAAGCGGTAACGGAATTTCTGCTACCGCTAAAAGTGCGGTGAGAAAGATAGTGAAATATGACCTGTTTGGCTATCAAGATTTTGAGGGGAATAAATACACCGCGAAAGGCATTGCACTAGAAGAACAAGCCATTAAGTTAAGCGGTCGTAAGCGTGGATTACCTCTTAAAAAGAACACGGAAAGGCGTGAAAACGATTGGATTACAGGCGAGTGCGATATTTATGTGCCAAGCCGAAGATTAATCATAGACACTAAATGTTCTTGGGATATTGGCTCACACCCTTTTTTTGCTGATGAGGCAGAAGAAAAAGCCAAAAAAGCGGGGTATGACGCACAAATGCAAGGCTATATGTGGTTATGGGATTGTGATGAGGCGCAAATTGATTTTGTCCTCCTGCCTACCCCTTATGACCAATTATCAAGCTATGACGACCCAAACAGATACATTGACTTGGTTGAGCAAATCCCCCAAGAAAAACGTATCACGACGGTCACAATTAAACGTGATGAGAAAATCATCGAGAAAATCAAAGAACGAGTAGAAATTGCTCAAGAATATTATCAACAACTCATACAGGAGATGCGCTAATGGCACGTAATACCAACACCGTGATATTAGTCGGTCATTTAGGCAGTGACCCAGAAATCCGCCAATTCCAAAAATGGAGGGCAAATTGCCACATTTAATCTTGCTATCGGTGATGATTACCGAGATAGACAAGGCAATACAGTTAAACGTACGCATTGGATACCTATTGTGGTGCATGGCAATTCTGCTGATGTAGCAAGACAATATCTGCAAAAAGGCTCAAAAATCTGCGTAACAGGAAAACTAGTACAGGAAAGCTGGCAAGACCAAAACGGCAATAACCGCACCGCACTTAAAGTAGCGACACAATCCTTTGAAATGCTAGACAGCAAGGTAAGCAACGAAACACAACAGCCAAGCAAAGACAAAGAAAAACCCGATCCATTAAGCGCAGCAGCTGAACAAGATGGGTTTAATGATGATATTCCATTTTAGAGGGAAAGATAGCTTGTATAACCCTCTGAAGAAATCAAATCCGTAAATAGAGGCTTCATTTAGCGCGATTGCTTCCACAATTCAACCGCCTGAATAATCAGTTGGTTTTGTGGAATATCGTGTTGTTTGCTGAGTTGTTCAATTTCAGCAATGGTTGCTAATGGCAACTTGTAAGACTTCGATTTTACGCCGCGTTTTTCATCTGAACGCGCTTTAATTTCGTTGATTGACAATTTCATCTTTATAGCCCATAATTTTGAAGAACTGGGGGAACTGGTACTTCCCCCAGATTATCGTTACCTATTAATAAGCAGGAAAGCTAATTAGTAGTAAGACAACGATAAGGAAAATGCGAACTAACATTTTATTTTCCTTCTTCGTAACGTGGGATTAAGCCACACGCTCACTTTCAAGCTTCCCCTTGAAAGTGAGATTATTATAAATCGGTATACCGATAAAATCAACAAATATCTAAGAAAGCCATTGTATTTTACAGTGGCTTTTTTATTACCCTCAACCCAGCTCGCTTAGGCGAGCTTTTTTATTATCAGGAAAAACCATGAACCTACTAAAATCCCTCGCCCGAATAATCCTCAAAGAGGAACTCGAAAATAATAAATATCACTTTGAAAAATTAGGTAATGAAAATCTTGCCAAATCAAGACGCATTAAAGAACTTGAAAGCGATAATGACCGCCTAAGAATTAAAGTGGAACAAATCCGACAAGACAATTTAAAACTCCGAGAAAATCGACCGCACTTTAAACACCATAAGAAAAAAGGAGGGTGAAAATGAGTGAAATTAACATCAAACTCCCCTTACATAAATTCCAAACATTAATGCTCAGCTATGTCAGTGAAACACTCAACAAAAATGGGAAATCGGTTTTAATCTGCGTCAAAGATGTCAAAGAATATTGGCTGGTGTTAAATAGTTACACGAGAGAATGCATTGAGCACAATGTTAAATCTTATGTAAATGATAATGGCTATTTGCTCAAAAGTGATTATTTTAAAGATGACTTAACCGCTTGGAGTGAATTAGCTGACTGGATAAATGAAAACCGCAGTAGCCCATCAACAACAGCTACAACAGCAAAACCGATTGTGCCTGTGTTGCCTGTGATTAATCCAAAACAGAGGAAAAAATAACCGCACTATGTTTACCTACGGTTCAATCTGTTCAGGGATTGAAGCGGTAAGCGTGGCATGGAAAGGCTTAAGTAAACCGCTGTGGTTTAGCGAAATTGAGCCTTTTCCTTGCGCCGTGCTTGCTTATCATTATCCCAACATCCCAAATCTTGGTGATATGACCACCTTACCCGAAAAAATCTTAAACCGTGAAATTCCTGCTCCAGATGTGCTTGTTGGAGGTACTCCTTGTCAAGCATTTTCTGTCGCTGGGTTGCGGAACTCACTAGATGATGAACGAGGAAATCTCACTTTAACTTTGATACACATATTAGAGGCTATTGATTATGTTAGATTACAAGATAACAAACCGCCGTGCATTCTGCTGTGGGAAAACGTACCAGGTGTTCTATCCACCAAGGACAACGCATTCGGACACTTTCTGGCTGGATTGGCTCAAGAACGTGAGCCATTACAACCGGCAGGGGCAAGATGGGCAAACTCTGGTTATGTGCATTCAGCCCGCACTATCGCGTGGCGAATCCTCGATGCTCAATACTTCGGAGTTGCCCAACGACGCCGTCGGGTGTTTGTTGTGGCAAGTGCTAGACCGCGAAGTGTCGCCCAGATACTCATTGAGCGCAAAAGCTTGTGCGGGGATATTGAGACGGGCGAAAGCGCGGAAAAAAACATTACCGCCTACACTGAAAGTAGCTTTGGAACGTATATCCGATCCGCAGTGGGGGGTAGTAACTGCTAGTGGTGGTGCGCTTGGTGGCGGGTCGGAAACTCTTGTAGTACACGGCACGCAAGATCCGATAATATCATACACCACCGCGCATTGCTTAGGTCGTAACGGCGGGCGAGAAAATATCTTATTTGATATTGCTCACCGCTCCGACGTAGTACGCATACAAGATGATGATACTACGCCGACACTAACGGCGCGCATGGGGACTGGCGGTAATAATATCCCTTGCATTGCTCTTGCTGGTAACACTATCGGCAGACAACCGCATAACGGCGGAAATGGCAATGGATTTGATGACAGCGGAGTAAGTTACACATTAACAACTACAGATATTCACGGTGTTTTTAATGGCTTAACAGTCCGCAAACTTACACCATCAGAGTGCGAAAAACTACAAGGCTTTCCGCCAGGTTATACGCAAATCCCATATCGTAACAAACTTGCGAATGATTGCCCTGATAGTCCGCGCTATAAAGCTATCGGCAATAGTATGGCTGTACCGGTTATTAAGTGGATCGGGGAAAGAATGATTAATTATTTAAACAAATAAATCCAATAGGCGTTCCAAGTGAGTGCCTTTTGTTTTAGGAGAAATAAAATATTTTAGGAGAAATAAAATGAAAGAATTTAATTTAGATGCAGCTTTAAATGGCGAACCAGTCAATGCGAACGGACAAAAGTGTTATGTAGTAAGAGAAGTGACGGAACTCTTGGACGATCAAAGCCTCCGTAGATTTGTTGTTATCTTTCCTAACAGCTCTACTAATGCGGAAGTATGGGATGAACATGATTTAATTGATGATATTAGAATGTGGGAAGAGCCAAAGATTAGTATTGAAAATTTGCCTAAGCCGTTTAAGCCTAAACATTGCGAAGAATATGTCTATATCGCTGGGAATAAAGTTTTCCATCGAATTAGTATAAATGATGATTTTGATATATCCCTCGCTGAAAGCGGTCAATGCTATCGTACAGAAGAAAATGCTCAAAAATGGATTGATTTTATGAAGAGTATGATGGAGTAAGTATGATAAATGAAGAGACTATGGCTTGGCGCAAGTACCGTCAAGACAAAGCAAATAAACGGCTCAAAAATTTAGAATGCAGCACCAACCTACTCAAAGAAAAAGGAATTCAATTTGAATCGCATAATTTTGGCAAGCAGTTAGTCATTTTATGTGCTGATCCTAAGATAGATTTTTATCCATCAACAGGATTATGGATTGAGCGCACAACTCTCTATAAGAATAGAGGTATTCGCAGTCTTTTGGCGCATATAAATAACAAAAAGGAGTAAACATGAAAGGATTCACAGAATGGCTATTATATGTATTGGCTGGAGTTCCTATCATTGTTATAGCTGGAGCTGGAATAGGATTATTTCTTAGCGTTGCATGGAAAATTATTCGATTGGTGGTGTGATATGAGCGAATGGATTAAATTTTCGGAGAGATTGCCTAAACCAAATACAAGAGTCTTGATTTGCAACCGAGACAAAGAAGTTGGGTGCGCTTTATATCAAGAATTGCTTGGTTTTGGCTACATCCCTCTTTATGGCGAAGTTACACACTGGCAGCCACTACCACAACCACCGGAGGAATAAATTATGGCTAAATATTTATATCGTTACGCATTGGAAAGTAACAATCCTACAAACAATGATGATGGAAATACATGGGAAGATGAAAGTCTGTGTTTTGATTATGTCGCTTTACTTATCGCGAAAGAAAACGCTTATGCCTGGGATATGTTTGAAGAACCGGAACGCGAAGTTATGTATGTATGGAGAGATGGTGATTTTGAGAACAGACTGCGTTTTTTAGCTAAATTTGAAGTTATTCAACGACTTGATGTGATAGAGCTAGAGGAAGACGACGACCCGGACGATTTTTAAAATCTATTTACAGCCCATTCAAATCTCCCCTAGCCTAGCCCCTCTTTACAAAAGAGGGGGATAAGTTAGATGAAGTGGGCTAACTAAAATAAATCATTATAACCGCTCTTATGGGCGGTTTTTTACTATCTAAATCACGGAGGAAACATGAATAGTATTACCGAAGAATTTATTAAATCACAAATTGCCAATGTTGAATATCATCAACTTACCGGCACAACAATCACAATCGCGGTCATTACATTAAAATCAGGCTTTACTGTTACCGGCGAAAGTGCTTGCGTAGATCCAAATAACTTTGATGTAGAAATCGGAAACAAAATTGCGTATGAAAATGCGTTCGATAAATTGTGGCAATTATTTGGTTTTGAACTGAAACAGAAAATTGGCGGTGATTGGGTGTATCGCTTACATCGTGAACGCTCGGAATTGTCTGAACGTATTGATGCACTTAAAGAGTTTCTCAATAGCAAAGAAATAATCACAATATGCGAGCATAACGTTCTCAAGCAACAAGAAAAAGTGATGTCACAATATCTTGCAATTTTGGATGCTCGTTTGGCGCAAATTTAAGTAAATCGACCGCACTTTGGTGCGGTTTGTTATTTTAAGGAGTATGTATGAACTACACAAAGAAACCTGTCACAATTCAAGCGTGGCAATTAAATCTGAAAGATCCAAAAAACATCATCCAAATGTATGAATTGGTCAATAATGTGGATGTATCAACCTTGCAAATGGTTGCAGAATCACACATTCAGGACGAGATTCGCAGACATGGTGGCTTACCAATAAAAACCCTCGAAGAGAAAATAATTGCTTCTGATGGCGATTATATTATTCGCGGCGTAAACGGTGAATTTTATCCGTGTAAGCCTGACATTTTCGAGAAAACGTATATGCCGGAAATTGATGTAAAAGAATACATTGTGCGACTTCGGAAGTTAGCAACCAGTGGTCATGACAAAGAAGAAGTATATAAGATAGCTGGCGAGATTTTATGCGATGCGTTAAAACTCTTCGGGCAAGAAAAACTGATCAAAGAGTTTAAAAGCATAGAAGATTGGTACGAATAGAAAATGGTGATAGACCGCACAAGGATGCGCGGTCTTTATTTTGATAAGGAGTTATTATGGAAAATATTATGATTATTCCGGCCAAAACAATGCCTATTGTGACTTATTGTAAAGTATTTGGTTTGACAGCAGAGCAAATCAATATGCGATTAAATCGTGGTATATGGCAGAAAGGAGTTCATGTTTTATCGGTAGATGGTAGCAAGGAGCGTTTCATAGATTTGGAAGAGGTTGATAAATGGGCGCGAAAAAACAAAATCCACGTGGCGTAACGATTCGTAAACATAAAGCAAGTGAAACAATTAATATCACATTTACATTTAAGGGAGTGCGCTGTCGCGAGCCACTCTCTTTACCTGTAACTCAATCAAATATTAATTATGCTGGCCGCTTGCTTGGCGAAATTCAAAACAAAATCGAGCGTAATACTTTTAATTATGCCGACTACTTTCCAACGTCATCTAGATTAAGGATCTTCGGGAAACTTGTGGAAGGCGTAACCATTAAGCATTATCTTGATGAATACATTGAAACAGCTAAAGTTCGCCGGTTATCGCCATCTACTATTGCGGGGTATCAGAAGGTGATTAATGAGCTATCCGATTTTCATAAAGTAGCGGTAAATAGTCTTACGCCAGCAATGATTAAAAACTGGATTAAGCAGCAACGCACAAAAACCAAAACAATACGTAACAAACTGTCCGTTTTACGTAGCGCGATAGATGAAGCCGTAACAGACGGCATTTTGCAAATTAATCCCGTATCGCAGATCTCAGTAGATCGCTATAAATCAACTAACAAAACAGCATCGCAAGATGATGAATATGAAGTCGATCCATTTACGCCACAAGAGATTGAATTGATTCTTGATAATTGCCGTTTTGAGCAATGGCGAAACCTTTTCAAGTTTGCTTTACGGACAGGCTTGCGCAGCTCGGAACTATGCGCTTTACGCTGGATCGATATTGATTTTAAGGAGAAAACGGCGCACGTACAACAAGCTAAAGTTGTAGGGGTAATCAAAGGCACTAAGACAAAATCTGGAACTCGTTTGATTGAGCTTGATGATGTAGCAATAGATGCGCTACAAGATCAACTTAATTTCACTCGAAAAAGTGATTTTGTGTTTAGCGATCCGAAAACAAAAAAACCATGGGCTTCTGCTGATGCAATTCGGAAGAAAGCATGGATTCCAACAATTACTCAAGCTGGAATTCGTTATAGAAACCCCTATCAAACTCGCCACACCTTTGCTACAATGCATATCTCTCAGGGTAAAAACCTATTTTGGCTCGCCAATCAAATGGGGCATAAAGGACCGGAAATGCTTTTTCGTCATTATGGGAAATACCTCAAGGAATATAATGGCAAAACAAGCAAATAATTTTAAAAAGCTCCGTATTTGATCCGCAATCTCCATTCAAAATAAAATTATCTAATTAATTCAATAGGTTGAATGCAATCAGGACGAGTGTTCAACTCCCCCCAGCTCCACCAACAATCAAAATCATACGTCATTATACGACATCACAAAGCCTTGATTTTACTGGAATTAAGGCTTTTTTTATTCCCTATACGCCACTATAAAACACTATTTAACCCTAGAATTTTAGGAGTAGATTTAGTAGGATCTTTTTTAACAAGGGAAAATTATACTCCTAAAACACTGAAACCCCTTGCAAACACTGGGCTCAACCGCTCTCAGTTTTATACTACTAAAATAAGGTTGTACTACTATGGCACGTACTACTAAAACACTTTCCAATACCCAAATAGAGAAAGCGAAACCAAAAAATAAGCCCTATAAGCTAATAGATGGGCAAGGTTTATTTTTATCTATAACGCAAAAAGGCTCTAAGCTATGGCGATTTAATTATTACAAGCCTTTTACTACCCCACCTAAACGCACTGAAATTAGTCTAGGTTCATTTCCTGACATATCATTATCAGAGGCGCGCGCAATCCGTGAAGAATATCGTGCACTATTGGCACAAAATATAGATCCTAAAACGCATAGGGGGCACCTGCACAAAACAAAAGCAGATGATTTAGCTAATACCTATGAATCGATGGCGTGGGCGTGGTTTGAATATCGCAAGACAAAAAAGAACTTCTCTTTGGATTATCAAAAAGACGTAGCAAGCCTAATAAGAAGAAATCTTTTACCACACTTTGGCGCATTGCCTATCTCTGCAATTACTGCCCCTATGGCATTAAAAGCGTTCAAACGCTATCAAGACGAAGGGACGCTAGAGAAACTTAAGCGTACTATTCAAAAGCATAATGAGATAATGACTTACGCCTTGCATAGAGGCTACATATCAAGCAACCCTACCGAAAAAATATCTAAAGAATTTGACAGCCCTACGGTAGAACACTTTAAAACCATTAAGCCAGAAGATTTAGGGGAATTTCTTTACACCTTAAATAACGCTCAAATTCACTTACAAACCCGCTTTTTAATTCTATGGCAAATGCTCACGATGACACGCCCAAATGAGGCAGCTACCGCAAGATATGAGGATATTGACGAGCAAGCGAGAATATGGACGATTTACATCAAAAAAGGGATTAAAGAAACAGACAAAGGGCGTGAGCATAAAATCACTCTATCACGGCAAGCGATGGCATTATTGCGAGAAATTAAAAAACGAAGTGAGAGTAAGGTTTATTTATTCCCTAGCGCAAAGAACCCTCAAACCCACGTAAACACACAAACGGCAAATTCTGCAATAAAACGCATGGGCTATCACGGTAAATTAGTTGCGCACGGATTGAGAGCCATAGCAAGCACCTATTTGAATGACAAAGGCTATGATAGCGAATTAATCGAGGTTGCACTATCGCATATGAAATCAGATAGAATCAAGGCAGCCTATGACAGGGGAGAACGATTAGAGCAACGTTTTAAGTTACTGCAGGTATGGGGCGATTTTATTGAGGAATGTTCAAACGGCGCATTGCCTAAGTATCATTTAAAAATGGTTGTTTAAGCCACCACCGACAGCCGATAACAAGTAACGTTATCGGTTATTTTTTGTCTATACTTGAACTGTGCAAAATATCAGTTAAAATAAGCACTATAAAGCATTATATAACATCATAAAGTATAAGTGTTAAAATATTGCGCGTTTTAAAGTGCGAAGTTTGGGGGTCAATAAATGTTTAATGAGATGAAAACCGCACAGGCGGCCGCCTACTTGCTATATAAATCTGGTGGCTCAATGAAACACTTAAAATTAATGAAGTTGCTTTATCTTGCTGATAGGTTGAGCTGGCAAGAACGAGATTACGCAATAACAGGCGATGAATATTATTCCTTGCCTTATGGACCAGTGTTATCCAAAACATTGGATTTAATGCACGGTGAAACATTTAATCAACTTAATAGCGCAAATGCGAATGTGTGGGATAAATGGATAGCAGACGATGCGAATTATTGCGTTAAATTGGCTAAAAAAGTAGATGAAACAGACGAATATTTTTGGGATTGCCTTTCTGTTAGTGATGAAGAAATATTAAATCAAATCCTCAATAAATTTGGACATTTCGAGCCGTTTGCATTAGTAGAATATACCCACAATAAAAACTACATCCCAGAATGGGAAGACCCGAAAGGAAGCAGAAAGAAAATTGAACTCAAAACATTACTAACACATATAGGCAAAACGCCACAGGAAATAGACTATATTTTTGAAGACTTAGAACTCAAGGCATCATTTAACCGAGTTTTAAAAGAGGCTTAAAGTGGTTATCAAACGAAAAATTACCATATTAAAGCCTACAGATTACGGCAAGAAAGAAAGCGGATATTATCACTTATATTTCATTCTTACAGATCCATTTTTTAACGGTGAGACAGGCGTAGATCAATGCGTTTTAAGTGTTAGTTGCTCAAGTATAAGAGAGGGCAAATGTTTTGATTCTACTTGCGTTATTAAACAAGGCGAACACGAATTTATAAAGCGAGATAGCTTTATTCATTACAACCACTTACGCATAGATAGAGCCGAAGAAATACAAAAGGGAATTGATAGCGGAAGCTTTATTGCAAAAGATTTAATTAATGACGAGCTTTATAAGCGAATTTTAAAAGGCATTTTAAAATCTGATAATGTTGAACGCCGATATGTTCGATTTTTAAAAAGCGCAATCGCTCAATGTGCATGCGCCGATATATTCAATTAATCCAGTTGTTAAATAATCCTTAATAACTGAACTCAACAAAGTGCGACTAGGTGCGGACTAATTACCTACACTGAAAGAATAAAACCCTATTTTTATTTTGTCGCACTACCTTTCATAAATAGGGGTAACGCATAGGGGCGTTTTGTGAGCATTCTGGGTTCTTATCTAATTTTAAATGATAAAAATATTCAAAAATTACAGAATGAATTTAATTTTGGTATTGATGAGATTTTTCATTATTCTAAGAATAATGCACTTGATTTATTTATAAGAATAGAAAAAATTGAAAGCAAAAAGGTCAAAACTGAATTTAATAGTGATTTTGAATTATGCGGATTTGTAAATAGTGAAAAGAAAGATAGATTTTACAATGATTTTTTTAAAGTTGCAGATTATAACATAGACTTACAGATAGATGACGAAAAAGATGATGTTCCTTTTGGTTATGTTTACGGTTTATCTGATTGTGATGAACAGGCGAAAGGCAAATTATCAATGATTCAATTTGACGGTTTTATCCAAATTCCAAGTAGAACAATCAATGAAACTGCTCAAAAAATCATATTAGACAAATTTTCATCATATCGTTTTTTAAATAATGAGTTTGGAGATTTAAATCATAATTTTGGGTTAAATTTTGATTTTCCTAACAACTATCTAGATGTTCCAACCCAATACACCTATGTTCTAATAGAACAGCTTAAAGAGATCATAGATTTTCATCAAGATGAACAACTTAAAAAACAATCAAACGATTCCATAGATTCAACCGAATTACAGGAAGAAAAAGCTAAAAACACACAGCTACAAGCTGAAAATGAACGCTTAAAGGCAGAATTAAAAGCACAACAAGATAGAATTGCAGAGCTTGAACAAAAGCTACAACAAAGTGCGGTAGATTCTGAACCAGTTTTAGAAAATGCTAAGGCTTACGATGTTAGGGAGCGAGAAACGCATTTATTGATGATTGGTGCACTTTCTAATCTTCTTGCAGGATATAAACAAAGTTATCAAAAAGGAAGCAATCGAATTAATCAAAATGCGATTAGCAGAGGTATAGAACACGAGATAATAAAGCTATTGCAACCTGAAACCAAAACTAGAACATTAGATACAATCAGACCAAGAATTAGGGAAGCACTTAATCTTATCACTAAGGCGGAATAACACCGCCTTTTTTATTTCTAATTACTTCTTACCAAAATTGCGTAAACCCAGTAAGCATAAGGCTTAAACCCTCTTACCAAAACTTCTTACCAAAAGATTTTGGTAACTTACCACCTATAAAAATTCAATTCCCCACAATACCCCTCGAACCGCAAATAGCACTATAAGGCGGTATATGTATCTATCAATAACATTATGGGGGATTTATGCCTGACAAAACTACCACACCATCAAACGACACAGAACAAGCACCGCGCTTTTTAAGACGCAAATCAACCGCCGAGCGATTAGGCGTGAGCCTTACCACCTTAGACGACTGGCGCAACCCAAAAGCTAAACGCTATCGCCCTGATTTTCCTAAGGCAATCAAAGTGGCAAATGGGGCAACTTGTTTTCTTGAATCTGAAATTAATGCTTACGTTTTAAAACTCGCTAACGAATGTAGAGTTAGCTAAGGCGGAAATGATGGCAATCAATACAACTAGCACCCATGAACAACAAAAATACATTTTGCAGTGCTTATCTGTTCGCCCGCATAGTACCAACGAATTGCGAGAGCTAGGTATTTACTTTCCACCCGCACGAATTAAGGAACTTAGAGATAAAGGGTTTCATATTGATACTTTTTATCGCAAAGAAACCGATTCAAGCGGATTAGCGCACCGTGTGGGCGTGTATGTACTGCACCAAAATGAAGTAAGCCAAAATTATCAATATAACGACTAAGGAGAAATAAAAAAATGACCGATTGCAAAGACCGCTCAACAGAACAAGGGCGCAAAGATTTAATTAATACTCCGATTTCAATTACTTATTCAAAGGCACAATTCCCACATTTAACGGCAACTTCTACAGGTTGGGGAATAAATGCCGTTTTATGGCTTGAAGTGGACGATTTCCTACCCTTAGGCATTGATGCTGACACGATGCAAGAGGCGTTGATAATGGTTGCTTTTCTTCAACAAAGCACAAAAGCCCCATTGCTGATTGATGAGGACATGCAACAAGAACTCACCGCACTTTCTGAAAATGGCATGGCATTTAACCCGATGAAAAAAGCAAATGGCGCACTCATTCCACTTGATGAAATCCTTTCCACTGATACCAAACAAGAAACCATGCGACACCTTGAACAACAATTTTGCCAAGATGAAAAAACTGACATTTACCGAAATGGGCGGAATGTTGAATTAAACGAACAAGGAGCGACTGAAAAAAATGACTAATACAAATCAACAGACCAATACCGAAAAATGCAAGCACGCTACGCTATGGACGATTTCAAGAACATTAGACCGCTTACGATACATAACCGACACGGCAATCAAGGGCACAATTCTTGACTATCCAGATAAAGACGGGAACCGTCCACCAGCAACCCCTAAGCAAATCTATGAGTTAATCCTTGAAGAAGTGGATTGTGCCATTGAGCAAGTAAACGACTTAAAACGGCAAATTGAAGTGTTGGCTATTCATCAAGAACACAAAGCTGATGCGAGTTATTTACCGTGAGTTGCTCAACAAGGCAAAGGAAGAAGAAATGATGAATGAATTAACGGTTAAACAAAGTGATTTTTGCTTGTTTTACATTGAAACAGGTAACGCAAGCGAAGCCTATCGCCGAGCCTATGACGCTGAAAATATGAAACCTGAAACCGTAAATCGCCGAGCCTTTGATTTAATGGAAAACAGCAAGATTAAGGCAAGAATTGAGGCATTGCGGGCAGAACACCGCAAGGAACATAACATTACAGTGAGCGATATTTTGAACAAGCTAGAAGATATTTACAGCGAAGCAATGAAAAAGGGCAATCTATCTTCAGCAGTATCAGCCGTAATGGGTCAAGCAAAAGTTTTAGGCTTTGATAAACAAACAATCAATCTTGAGGGCGATATAAAACCCTTGCCTACTGTGATTAACGTAACCTTTAGCGATGAACCCCAAGAGGAGAATTTATAGTGAAATGCACCATAGCAAAACATAACAGCTTATTGCTTCAACAAGCCATTCAACACTATAGAAAATCGCATCAAATCTTCACGTTTATGAGCCTATATGACGATAACGAACCGTACCCGATAGATGACGTTATTCAAGTGTTAGAACAGCGTCTTAATGCGATTCAGAGCGAAATAGATAGCTTTACGAAGATGACGGCGGGGCTGCGAAAGAACGAGCGATTAGAAACGAGTTTTTACACCACGAAAAAACACTTAGAGATGATGAGAAAAAGAAAACAGGAGGCAGACAATGAAAAATAGAATTGAACTAGATCTATCAGGGCTTGATACAAGCAAAGCAGAAATTATCAACCTATTAGCCAATCCGCAGAACCATTTTAATGGCGTGAGCGGAATCAATGCCCGAGATGTGCACCGATTCTTAAAAGTGGGGCGGGATTATTCCACATGGATTAGAGCCAGAATTAAACAAGCAGGCTTTATCGAAAATCAAGATTTTTTGATTGTAGAAAATTTGAGCTCCCCCGAATTGGCGAGCACAAATAATAAACAGCTTTCAACGATGGCACGACCGCAAAAGCTGATTGATTATATCGTTTCTTTAGATATGGCTAAGCACCTTTGTTTAATGGAAAAGAACGAAATAGGGCGAGCAATAAGACAGCATTTTATCGAGGCTGAAAAACAACTAAGAACTTCATCGCCTGCCATATATAAAAACACCCTATCAAAAACTATAGAGAGATTGGAAAGCATAGACCGAAACAAGGAAATGACCGATGCAATCAAGGCTCAATTAGTGCGGGCGGGCGTGAAACCTAAAGCCTATCACTACAGCCAAAACCAAGAAATGCTAGATAGCCTTGTTATTGGTTCAAATGTGCGGAAATGGAAAGCTAAACACGGCATTGTAGGCAATGTTCGAGATGCGCTTAATGTATCGCAACTGAAACTATTAAAAACATTACAAGCAACGAACACAGCCTTAATCAATCTTGATATGAGCTATCACGAGCGAAAAGGCAGATTATCCGAACTGGCAGAGCGTGAAAGAGCGGAATAAAGGAGAAACACAATGAACGACTTTACCGAAATTCTTCAATTTCTAATTTTTATCGCCTTATTGCTGGTGGCTTTTAGCCTTGCAGCAACCCTATAAAACAAAACGCCATAGGGAAATAAGCAACCCTACGGCGTAACTAAGGAATAATCTTATGCAACCAATTAAACTAGGCATTAATATGAACCTAATTCACAAGCATTATAGCAATGATGAAAACTTTTACAATTCAAACCCTTTACAAAGTGCGGTGAAATTTGGCATTATTTCCCTGCAGTCGAAAAAAACGATTGCCGAGCCTCGAAACTCGACTTATTTACATACGGCGCAGAGCACGCCTAAAGCGTGTTTTTTTTATGCGTAACATTCGCACACCCAAAGAATTTGCGGATTTTGTTTTTATTCATCAAATCTACAAATCTCTCTCAATGGTAGCGTGTAGCGGTAAAGGTTCGCCCTTTGCTGCTAACCGTATGTGGCAGTTTTCGAGACCGTTACACGTTACCGCCAAAGCCTCGAAACTTTACGCGGTAACTCTCAAGTGTTTACATACGGAGTTACGCAAAATGTATCAATTCATTTTCGCGCTATCACGCGCACCTCAAATCAAAATCAGACTTCTTGCCGATAATGAACAACAAGCACGCTCACGTTTTACCGATGGCGACACCTTGTTATTCGTTGGCAGAATCAACCAAAACCCACTTAAAAACAACCGCACTTTTTCAACTAATGGGAAAAATCACAGCTTGCCGAAATGTGAAGATGCAGGTAGTATTGAAAGTACTGAAACCAAAGACGGCAACCGCAACCGTCATTTAAGCGGTATTTTTTACCTAAAATTCATTCCTTGCACGTTCCTAAAAAATTAGGCACGTTGTCTTATATCGAATTTGTGGTAAGGGCGACACACGGAAATAAGGCTTTAAGCACGAATAACGTGGGCTATTCTTTGGTAGCAGTTGAACCCTTATCACACCCATTTAAGGGCGATAATTCATTACTTACTAAACCAAAGAGAAATCCAACAATGAAAATCTACCCCAAAAACAACCGCACTTTAGCGACATTTCCTACCCTTTCTGTACCTGTAACACAAGGGGGCGCAAATGTTTAATCAATCAATTTTATCTGCACTTCAAGAGATGGCGGACTTTAACGACATTAACAACTACAAGCAAATCCCTGTACCAATGAGTAAGGAAAAATTAACAGACTTACGCAGTGAATCTGAAAATCTTTGTGAGTCTATCGAATATGGATTGATGCACTTAGGCGACTTAATGCAAACCCTAGGCAATCTTGCCGACACAGAGCAGGATTTTACACGGGAGGCAATGAGTAACGATAACGTGAAACATATCGGGGGATTAATCAAGGCAAACGCCTATCTTCTCAATGCGTTAAGAGAAACCGCCAGCTTAAGCGAATATTATCTTGCTGGTGGCTTAGATGGGGAGATTGAAAGAAATGATGATTAAACCGAACCTACCCTATCAATTAATCTTTGTTTATGACAACGGCGACCAATTCATAGCGGGCGAATATGGCACGCTTAGAGAGGCGTTACAGGCAAAAATCAAATGTAAGCACGAAATAGGGCAAACCGATATTTGCGGCCGAGTGTTAGAAGTGATCACGATTTTGAAAGGGGAAGAAAATGAAACCAACTAATGCAATGGCACAGCTTGAGCAATGGAAGAAAAACAACCAGCAAAGAAAGATAAATCAGTTCGTGAATGAAATGAACCGCACTAAGAATTTAGCAAGCGATAGTAGTGTATCAGCCAACGGCGTACACCCTAACGAGCTCAAAAATGAGCTGGTTAAAAACTGCGAAAGCAAACTGCGAAACGCTGAAGCGATTTGCGAAAGTGGCAAAACAATTAAAAGTGCGGTTAAAAAATTAGGTAACCTCAAAATTGAGGAGATCTCAAAAACGCAACAGGAAGCGCAAGGCGAGGCTAAAAGCAAATATCAAGGGAAACTATGGGCTAATCCCTTAGCCTTTCAATTTGCCCAGCTTACGCGCCAATTTAAGCTAATTTTAGACAGCAATCGCAAGTGTTTAGACGTTTACCCCGATGATTTTCATCATAAGCTTAAAATGCGTGATGAAATGATGGACTTAATCGACAGATTGAAAGCTGGTGGCAAGCTCTTTAATGCGCTGGCTAAATCTCAAGGGGGAACATGTTGCCGAGATAATCAAGCTACCCTAAAAGACTTCAACCAAGCTAACGGTTATCTAATTCATAAGTTCGGCGAGGTAGTGGCTCAAATTGAGCGACTAAATATTGAGCGCATTGAGGGCGAGAAATTACAGGGGGTAAGCTATGAGTAAAACCGCTTTTGTTTTAACTGCTGGCGTTCATGTTTTTGAGGGTTCTTTTATGCCGATTGTTATCGCAACGGGAGAAAGCAAAGAGGCTATTTTAAGTTTTCATCGCACCTATACCCTGCAAGGTAAGCTAACGAATATCAAGGAAATTAATTTAAATCACTACACGCTAGAAATTAGCTTAGGCAATGCACAAGCCCCTATCATTCACGCAAAGGGGAAAAGAAGTCGTGCAGATTTAGAGGAGGCGATAGAGCATTTTCAAATTCTCTACCCTACTGCACAAATTAGAGTAATTCAGTTCAAGGACGCATTTTTATTTAAGCAATGCGCAGGAATTAGATTAGGGATTGATGCAGCGCAAGGAGGCAAGAAATGGCTAAATTAATCAATGCGCCTTACGCTAAACAACAAGACCCCACAGGGCAAAGCCTTGTGACTATTTGCATAGGCACGCAAGCACAAACTATCGCAAAACATTTTAATGAAATGGGTAAAAGTGCGGTAGAAATTGAGCTAGAAAACACACTAGGCGAGCAAGGGAAATCATTCCCTTGTGTGGTGGTAGATAGTGAGATTTTAGAGCATATAGAACGCTATCGCATTGCGCCTAAAAATACCCAATCTATCCGCTTAATACAGGCGAATAATGGCATGGCACTGTCAAATGAAACGCTTGAGCGTGTTTATTTAAATATCGCGCAATCCACCAGCGCAGAGAGTGTGATTTATTGCAACGAAGCGGGCGAAGTTCTGGAAGAGGTAAGCCGATATATTCAACGGTTACGCAATGGGGACACCTATCACGGGGAAATTAAACCAATTTGTGAGTCTATCCGAGATAACCACCAACCCTACACCGAAAAACGCAAGGAGAACGGCATAGAGGGGCTTTTTAGGGTTGTGCCAAAGTTAGACAAGGACACGGGCGAAATGATGGATAAATGCGAATGGTTGGCTGATTGTGTTGATGTCGTGGGAATTGGGCTTTCTGATAGCGATTATTTTTCAATGCTTTCATTCCAAGCACAAGGCAAGTCCGAGCCGATTTTAATCGCCTTACCTTGGGCGGATATTGGCGAGCGTGCTGGCTGGCAATTACTCAAACAAAACGGGTTAAGAATTACCAATAGCCAACGCTTGAAACCGCATTTAGCGGATTTCCTGCAAGATACCCAGAATAAGCCGATTTATCAAATCGTGAACGAAACAGGCTGGCAATCAGACTTTAACGCCTATGTGCTGCCTAGTGGCGAGGTATTGGGGAAACCTGAACGACCGATTTATTTCAATAGCAAATCAACCACCAGCGCAGGCTATCAAGCCAAAGGCACGCTAAGTGAGTGGCAAAGGGAAATAGGGCAATATCTACGAGGCAATCATTCAATGATGCTAGGCGTGGCTTGTTCTTTGTCTGCCCCGTTGATTGGCTTAATTGGGGCGGAAAGTTTTGGCGTGCATTTATTCGGTAAATCCAGTGCAGGAAAAACCACCATAGCCAATATTGCGAGTTCAATTTATGGCGAGCCTGATTTAATCCGTTTATCGTGGAATGGCACAAGCCTAGGATTGATTAACGAGGCGGCCACACGTAACGACGGCTTTATTCCTCTTGATGAAATCGGACAAGGGGCAAGCAAAAAGCACGTAGAGCAAACCGCCTACACGTTATTTAATGGCGTGGGAAAAATACAAGGCGCAAAAGACGGCGGAAACAGAGAACTAAACCGCTGGCGCATTTTGGTATTTTCTACAGGCGAGCAAGATTTAGAGCTTTATTTAAAACAAGACAATATCAAAACTAATGCAGGGCAATTAGTCCGCTTGTTAAATATCCCTATCACGCCGTCTAGCACGTTTTATCATTTTGGCAATGGTAAAGCCCACGCTGACCATTTAAACGCAATGACAAGGCGTTACTACGGCACAATGGGCAGAGCGTGGATAGAATGGCTACTTGAAAATAAAAGTGCGGTAACGGCTGAATATGAATGTTTAAGCGAACAATGGCAAGCAATGCTACCAAATGACGCAAGCCCACAAGTAAAACGAGTGGCGGGGCGATTTGCCATTTTAGAAACCGCTTTACAGCTGGCAGCGCATCTAACAGGCTGGGAAACAAGCGAAAACAAAACCGCACTTCTGCACGGATTTAATGAATGGATAAATGAATATGGGCTACATTCTCGAGAAGAAAAGCAAATCATTGAACAAGTGAATGGCTGGCTTTTGCGCAATGGGGCTAGATTTTTAGATTTTCCTTTCAATCCAAATCAGAAAGAACCGAACGACACGGCAGGTTATCGCCAGTTAGCCGACAGTAAAGAACAGCAAGAGGGCGATAAATATTGGGTATTTCCGCAAGTTTATATTCAAGATGTCATTAAAGGCTTTAATGAAAAACAGGCAAATGAAATCTTATTGGGTGCAGGAATGTTAATACAGGGAAAAGAGAGAGGCCGCAAATACCTCAACCGTTTACCCAAAACAATAAGCGGAGGGAAAACTATCCGATGCTATGTACTGGAAATCTTAAACGAGGACGAGGAAAGCGAAGATATAGAGTAA